ATCAGGGGTAGGCATTCTAATATATCCATCAGTTGTTAAAGTAATCTTCTTTACGAATTTATTTGAAGCAAGACCTCTTAGCTGATAATCCAAGCTAGTCTGCTCTAGAATTGTTTCAGCAATTCCAGTGTCGATACCGGACTCACCTTCTAGGTCGGCTACAAGGTTTTCACCTGAAGCCAACAGCATTTGGTTAATTGCCTGTAACTTAGTAATTAAGCCCATATAGCCTCCTTAGAAAAAAAACCACCCGGCTCCCACTTAAGGGAGCCGGGGGTAGATAATGATCACCTCCTCTTCAGACGCGGTTCATAAAGACAAACCCGAAAGTAGAGTGTGAATCAATCATTAGACTACAGAGAAGTACTCTGCGCTGAAGCCGTTGGTGAGGTTTGCACCAAGTAGGGTACGAAGATTTGCACGGGTAGTATCACCATCAATAGCAACAATAGCGCGGCAGAGTTCTGGACGGATTAGACCAGTTCCCTTGAGCATGCTTGCAACGGTGAACTGAGTGTTGCGACGAACATCAGCAACGGTATCAACCTTCATGCCCTGTAAGGATAGACCAGCAACTGCTTCTGGCTGGAAGATAATTCCCTGAAGGTAAACACCAGAGCAATCTAGGTTATACTTAGCTGCTCCGATTTCGCTACCAGAGGCTGAAAGGTTTGTCTTTGGTAGGTGATTGCTCTTAACAATCTTTACACCCATGTACTCTAGGCTATCGGTCATAGCGTTCATGCCCATTGCAATTGAAGCACCAGCACCACCATACTCCTGCGCTCCAGTAAACATTGGAACCTTTGTAAAGGCAACTGGGCTGTCGTTTGACTTGGTAATACCAAGAGCACGAATTACTTGGAAGACCTTGGGAGTAACGACACAGTGAACATTGTTTACTGCGACATCATTCTCCTGACACTTAACAACATAATCTTCAATACCTTCAAGAATCTTTAGTGCCTGTGATTCGGTTAGTGTACCGCTGATTGTGTTAATATCAATTGGAGCTTGGAAAGCATTGGTTGTAAAGTCACTACCACGGGGATCACCTGTGATTGGGGCTACAGCGCAAGCAGCGAGTAGAGATACAGCAATCTGCTTATCACGGGTATTAGCAAGGGTTAGACCAGACTGACGAGCTAGCTCAGAGCGGTAATCCCACTGAGTGATGAGCAAGTCAATGTTATCGGTCTCAAAGTGAGCAGCCATTGGGCGTGAGTCAAGGTTTACCTTGAAGGTACGGCTGGTGTTACCCTTACCTGAAAGTTCTTCACCAGCTTCCCAAGCAGCCTTGAGTTCTACGGTTCCGGTGATTGGGAACTCGTAAGAGAAACCAGAAGAAATGCTTCGGGTGGTGATCATGTTCTCAAACATGTTGTACTGATCGTAGGCGTTGATTACTTCGCCAGACCAGAGTGGGAGCCAGAGCTTGTTCTGACCGAGAGTGCCGCCAGAGGTAGCGGCAGAGTTTGTAGCGCGGAAGACTAGATCTCCGTTAGCTAAGTGATCTGTTAGTGGCATGTGTTTATTCCTTTTATAAGTAGACTAAAATTTGAGACAATAATAGAAAGCTCAATCGTTCGATTGTTCCTAAAGGAGTCTACTTGCTTGAGTGAGTCCAGCCAAGGGCCATCCATTACCACGCGGGGGGATTTGCCCATAGGCTGTCCTCAGTCAATCCGCTGTCTCAGGTGCGGATTATTTGGGTAGTTTTGTAAAATCAGTTCGTAGCATCCGCTGTTCAACATATTCGCGGAACTTAGGATCTACATTGAACTTTGGATTGTTTCTCTCAAACATGAATTCCCGCTTAGTTTGGTAAGCGACAACTCCCTGCTGAGTACTAGCAACGGGTACTTGACCCTTTGCTGTCTGCTTGGGTTCTGCTGCCTTGCTTGTGCCAGTAGCCTTAGCATACTTGGCTTGCAAGCCATAGAGAGCGATGTCCCAAGCGGGTGAAGCGAGGTTCTGATTGATTGAAGTTTGCTCAGCCTGAGTTAGATTCTTGCTAGCCCAATCAAACATCTTGGCAAGTTGATCCTTGCCACCGATTAGTTCGGCTGCTTTAGAATAAGCAATCTCAAGCTTTGCCTTCTGGCCGATCATATATTCATTGATGATCGACTCAGGAAGGTTAGTCTTCTTCTTGATCGTATCTAGAGTTTCAGGAGAGAGATCGTTCTTGGTGGCGAACTCAACGGTCCACTGCTTCCAATCATCCTCGGTTGCAACCTGTGGCTCAACCTTGGGTGTCTCTTCTGCCTTCTTCTCTGGAATCTTCAGTACCTCTGGTACGACAGGAATTTCTTCCTTTGTTGGCGCAGCCTCCTGTTTGACCGGGTTTGCTGTAGAGGGGGCTTGCTCGTACTTCTTCTTCAGGTCCGCTACTTCCTGTCGTGACTTGGTAAATTCCTTTTGGGCATTCTTGAGGCTTTCAAACCAAGCACCAGCGTCCTTGAAATTTTCAGGAACGGCCATGCCTTGGTTTCTTACATACGCATCAAATGCTGCCTTCTCACGGGATAGGATAGCGTCTTCTGCTGTCGATGTAAGAGATTGTTCCTGTGATACTACTGGAGTCTCTGAGGATTGTTCCATCATATCGGGAGTCTCTTCATTCATAGTGTGTGTCTTTCGTTAGGGTTTAAAATCAATACATTTTCTTGGCTGGCTTCTTAGCCGCCATTTTCTTGGCTGGCTTCTTAGCCGCCTTCTTCATTGGCTTCTTCATTTCTTTCCTTTCTTTGGGTATATCATTTTCTGGGCATCTTTGCCCGTGCATGTCGTGGTTTTTCCACAATTGCACTTGTATGTTTTCTTTGCCATTATGCTATCCTTATTCCTATTAATCCTGTTGCGTTAGCACCAGAAGCATTGTTAGGGGTGGTTGCTTTTACGACATCATTAGTAAGAGTACCAGCAGCTTGTAAATGTACTGTAGTAGTACTTGCTACTGTCACAATTGCATTGCAAGATAAGGCAGCAAAGTTGTTCGCAATGCTAACATGGTATTGCTGTACGCTTGCATAGTGATTTAAACCGTCTGATATTCGTAGGTTGTAATGACCAGCTGTTGTAGTTGTTCTACCTAAAGTTGCACTTCCAAGCAACAACCAAGTACCAGCTGTAAGAGATACAGTGGCACAGTTATAATAAGTATTAGCAGCTGCAAGAGCAATATCGGTTGCAGCAAAATTGCTTACACGGCTGATATTTGGATATCCACTCAATGATGAATAGTTACCTGATGTAGCTACCGCAGCAAGACCAGTAATGTCACTGGTCGTATGAGTATGTACTAAATCAGCTTTACCATTTAAAGCCGCTGGTTTAACTGCATTATCTGCAAGCTCAAGCGCATCATCGGCAGCTTTAGCAGCAGAATCTGTAGATGATTTAACATCTGAGAGTTGTTGAATAGAAGAAGCAAGCAAACGCTGCAACTTCTTATTCAACAAAGCTTGTTGCTGTAGTCTGCTGTTTAGGTTCATTATGCAAATACTCTATATGGAATTGCGGGAGGCGGATCGACCTGTGGAAGCGCAGCAATTTGCTCTGCAGTCAGATCAATAGTTACTCTAATATTGGTATGAAATCTTGAATCAGTAGTTGGTGCTACCACTTCCTGTCCATTTTCATCCCATTGACCACCTTTGGTAATAGAACCAATGTAATCCACATAGACTCCAGAAACTGGAAGTTTAACTTCCTGCTCATCTATGGTATAAGTTTCTAATAAAGAAGCGGATAACAAAGCTTGTTCCATTTCTTCTTTTGTATTTGCGCGGAGTAGGTAGTCCATGTCTTTATCCTGTGGTGAGGCTCTGGAGTTGGGCGTTGGGGAGGCTGGTCGGCCAGTACTTGAATGAACGGATGTGGATTGGGAAGTATTGCGTATCACTAGCAGACGGATCTTGGTGAAACAGCAAACGAGTTGGCGTTTGCATAGTTCCAGTTCCGCTTCCTGTCGTGATTGCCCCGTTGTTCACGCACATGGCAATCGCTTGACCGCTGTTGGACAACGCGAAAGCAAACTTGGTAAGTACTGGAGAAGCGGGTCTTGAGATTGATTGGCTGATAATCTGTGTTGGTGCTGATGTCCATGTATCAACAAATAGTCGCGGATTTGTTCCACTCGAATTGTTGATTAGGTTGCGGATGACTCGCACCGGGGTTTCGGTATACATTCCCCATGCTGCCAGAAAGGAGGTTGTATTCGTTTCTGCCGCGACATCCATACTCAACGCAAATGTTCCAGCCGTCTGGTTCCATTGCATTGGAGTGATGTCAAGAAGCGACATCTTGTCCGCATTCCTCGTCACCGTACTTGCCCCGGTCGGAATGTACGAGGATGCACCAGATCCTTCTTCCATTTGTGGTCCCCACCAATCTGCATAATTGTTTAGTTCGCCATTGACTGATCCACCAAGACCTGCAAAATAACCTGTGATTAAATTACCAGATGTAATACCGCTGGTTACAGTTGCAGAAATGCGATACCATCCATTGGGATATGCAACAACGCTTGCTCCAGTGCTTCCAGTAACATAGGTTATGGAACTTGGATTTGTTGCATTGAAGTAGAATCGTAGTAGAATTGTTGCGGTTGTTGCGTTTCTTACAGCAATGCTAGTAAGAGCAGAAGAACTACTTCCTGTTAATGTTCCATTCTTGAACCAAATGGAAAATGTACATGAAGTAGCGTTCATCGTCACACTCTGCTGCATCGAACATGTCGCTCCGCTATTTGAATTAACCGTAAACCGTGATGATGTAGGTGTTCCATCTGGCGAAGTTGCACCAGTTCCAAGCGTGTATCCACCTAATCCCCAATAACTACCAGTAGTAGCAATTGGGTTGCTATATCTAAAGAGATTGGTGGCTTGACCTTCAATTAACAATCCGCGTGGAGTCAGAGTGGTTGGATCATAATCAAAGCGGGGAGAGTTTATTGCTGCACTTTCAACAAGACCACTGGCATTAATGAGTGTTCCGGTTGTACTACGCGTAAATGTTAAACGAGGATCAAGGACTTCAGTAGTGAAATCTAAGGATAATGTAGAACCATCGCCACCTTCAATTGGAAGACTGCGATTTCTTTGTGTTCTCCATTCAGGTGGATCTAATGTCCAAGATCTAAAACGATGCATTATAATACTCCGTAGAAAGCGTTAGCTGCGTTTGCTGTTTGTGCTACTCCAGCTGAACCAGCTGAAGTAACAAACTCAAGTTCAATGTATTCGCAACCAAGCGCATCAACTACAACAAAAGCTGTATCTGTAACTGTTGTTGCATTATAAATTTTACCATCACCAAAGTTCTTAACAATGGTCAGGGGAACTCTAAAGTCACTTGCGCTATTGACTGTTATTGCGTTTGTTCCAATTGTTACAGTACCTTCAAAAAGACACTGAGGAACCCAACCAATATGAACATTAGCTGAGTTAACAAGTTTATTCCAACCAGTTACTTTAAACTTTGGAGCAGTAATACCTGTCTTAAATACTGGAATAATCTTCAAATAGTTTAGAGAAGTACCACCAAGTAAAACACCACCAGCTGTAATCGTTGGTAAAGCTGTTGTTGTAGTTGGTAAGTTATTGGAATAAGTGGAAGCACCCATTACACTTAAGTTATTAGTAGCATAAGACGCTAGTTTAACTGACTCTTGCATAGTCTTAAGCTGCGTCATTGTATGTGTGTGAATCATTAATTGTCCTTTAAATTTAAGAGACAGATATTGTCAATAATTGTGAGCATTGCAAACCATCAACACTATTAGATAAAGCGAGACTAAATAATCCTGTAGCTGTTCCTGTTTGAGCACCTAATTGAAAAGTATCACCATCGGTAAAGGTAACTGCTGTATTAGTTTTTTCAGCAAATGAAACCCAACTACCACCGTTTTTTCGGTAATATAAAATAACATTTCTAGGAACAATACCCGATATTGATTCCCATCCTAGTTGTACAGGTTGATAAGTATCTGTAATTGTAACAGCATCTCTAATAGGACTAAGTGCCATTCTAGTACTTAGGAATACTAAATCAGAAGGTTGCCATATAATATACTGCAATGCTGGGATATAACCATTTATATCGACTATTCTATTATGGGTTGAACGCCAAAAGGGAGAAATAAAAGACCAAGTTCTATTACGATGCATTTCACTTTTTCTTTTTCTTTCTCGTTGGAAGTTTAGCTCCCTTTGGTGTTTCTTTAGACCAACGGGCTGCAATCTTTGGATGGACTGCGTACATAAACTTACGCTGTTGTTTTGATTTGAATGGCATTATTCCCACCTTACTTGCTTCCCGCTTTTTTTGGCGCGAACGCCCTTGGCGGTACACATTGACTTGGTTGGGCGACATGCAGGATACTTCCTGCTTTTGTCGCTTGCGCTTTTACGACCACATGGTTTACCTGTCTTGCAGTCGATCCAACCTTTTCCGTTGTTTCGTGCAAACCAGCCATGCAATCCTTTCTTTTTCTCAAGAGAGAAGTCGGCTTTCTTTTTTTTCTTAGCCATTATTTCTTCCTCTTAGATTTGTTACCCCACTTAGCAGCACCAACTTTACGGCACTGAACCATAGCACCTGAAGCATAAGCAGAGTGCTTTTTATAGCGAGACATTACTTTTTTATAACATGCGTCTTTAGCCATTACTTCTTACACTTTCTGCCCTTTGGACATGACTTCTTAGAACCACCGGGACCAGCCCAGAGATCCTTGCAAGCCCAATATTGAGCACTTAGTTTGTTCTTGGCAGAGCCGCACTTGTGCCTTGCACGGAAAGATTTACGGGCAGCAGGACTATAGTTGTGTCCATAACCTGTTGCTCCATAATGAATAATTTTTTCTTGACCATTAGCACAAGCTTTTACCACACGCTTCTTGGCTGGGTTAGGAGACTTGCGTGGTTGGTTGCAAGGCATACTAGCTTTGTTTACTTTTTTAGCCATCATTAACCTCCTGTAAATGCTGACATATCAGCACCTGAGTTTTGTAGGACATTCATAATACCTTGTCCACCATTCTGAGCTAGGTCTTGCTGACCAGCAGTTACTGCTAGATTGCCTAGAGCACCAGCTACAGCCTGACCACCAGATTGCATTGCTTGTTGCTGCATCATCATCTGCTGCTGTTGCATCTGCTCTCTCTGGATATCTTCAGCTGAGCGTACCCAATTACGGGCATCAAAGCCAAGAGAAGTAATAAGTGCTCTTGCGTATTCATCCCACTTGAAAGACATTGCTGCCTGTTCTGGTAGGTTTCGTACCATTTCACCCATCTGCATAAGCTTCTGGAGATCTGTATCACGGCTAAGAGCCTGTAGACCAGTAATTACTTCTGTGGTAAGTGAGCCTTCAGCATCAAAGAACTGCTCATACATTCGCTGATCTAGTTCTTCGGCTTCAATCATTAAGAAAACTGAACGCTTTACAATAGGTTCCATAAGATCTCTGGCAATAGCAGAGAATGCCCCGCCTAGAACTGTCTCAAGTTCTGAGCCAATCATTCTAACAGCAGTCGCAGTAACACGGTCGCCACTAGGAATAGAAGCACTAGACATTAAGAAAGCTTGACCGATCTCACTACGCATAGTTTGAACGGCAGTTTGAGCAGCACCAATCTGTGGATTCATTGTCTGTGATGGAGACAGGACGAATACATCCTGTTGTCTTACAGGAACCCATGAACCATTGGTAGAATCGGCAATGTCATCTACTTCGGTAATGCCGGATGGATCAATACACATCCAGAAAGCGGAAGCAGCAGCCATGCCATCAAGCATTGCCCGTGTATAACCGTCAAGACTTGAGAGATCTCCTAGGATATCTTCGCAGTGCGACCTTCCGTAGTTTTCTCCGGGTATGCCATACCACCGTAGGACCGTCACAGGACAAACTTCGTAGACACCTTCCGCTAGTACTGAACCATCGGAGTCTTCTTTTTTGTACTTCCATACATTATCCTCTTTTAGATACTGACAGTAGGTAGTCTTATAACCTTTTTTAGCAGATTGAGGAAGCGAGTAGTGATAACTAATTACTTCTGGATCTACTAAATCGTATTCAATATGAATGATTTCATTTACATCTCCAGCTACGGTACGCTGAACCACATACTGATCCAAGCGGGTAACACGGAATTTAAAATCATCCATCTCATGTACCAAGCAATCTCCAACAACAATTAAGTTTTGAATAGCTTGATAGATTGTTTCTCGTAAATTAGTACCAATAAGCTTGCGATAAACTTGATAGCTCATTGTTTCTAAATACTGACCAATTTCTGCAGTAGGTTCTACACCAGACCGCAGACCAAACTTAAAGAATGGAGTATCATTTAAAGGCATCATTGCCGAAAGCATTCGGCTTGCTAAAGAAGTTACTCCTCTAGCACCAACAGAGGATGTTGGCTGTGGTAGTTCCATTTCTTCAGTCCACCCTTCAGGGGGAAGAAGACTAGGAATTGTAAGAGCAGAACATAGTCTTGCTCTGTATAACTTGGATGTTCGCATAGCATCCAACATTCGGAAGCGATCAACTAGATTACCTGTCATTGATAGCTCCTTACTGGTTATTCATACCGTTATATAGTGAAGAATAAAAATCTAATGTGCGAACATTAGTACCTTGAATACCCTGCATCTGAGTTTCTTCAGCTTGAGCCTGTGCTTCTAATATAGCTTCTTGCTCAGCTTGTGATGCTTCTTGAATGGCTTGTTCTTCTTGAGCCTTAAGTTGTTCTCTTTCGGCTTTTTCTCTAGCAACTCTTCTAGTTTCTGCGTCTTCAGCAGCTTTTCGTCGCTCTTCTTCTTGTTGTTTCTGGAATTCTCTTTCTTCTGCCATCAGCTTTTGCTGCTCAGCAAAGGTCATTCCACCACTAATCTTTGGTGATCCACCCATATTACTTTCCTCCTTGCTGTTGTTTGAGGACAGCTTTCAGTTTGTTGACAACCTCTATCTGTCCTGCTCTGAACGCAGCTTGCCTAGCAAACTGTAGTTCATTAACATCGGGATTATATTCTAGAGGCTTATAAAGTTCTTCCAGAATCTTTATTAATTCTGGGTCGATTCTCGGAAACTTTTCTAATTTCATTTGTTAGTTCATCTAGCTTAGCATAGATGTCTTTAAGCATAAGCTTTACTTCAGGCATATCAATACCAGAAGAAAGCATTAATTTTGTTTTTGCTGATTGAATGTTTGTTACCATAGTTTATAGCCTAGCTATTTGTTCCTGTATAGTCTTTATATTAGCAGCAATTCCTTTTTTATTTTTAGCAAGAGAAGCTATATTTTTTTCTAGATCTTTTGTATATCTCTCTGCATAGGTTTTTTGTAAAGTAGGCGAAGACATGAAACGAGTTGTTTCAATAGCCGTTGTTAATTTTTTCTTTTCGGCTGATTCTGCTGCTGATAACTTTACAGAATAAATAGGTTTTGTTTTTTTACTTCGCAGATCATAAGCATAAGTTGTTTTTCTACTGCTTCTATTAGCTTTATTCCATCTAGCAAGTCCACTAGGTGTATTAAGATCTACTTGATCATACTCATACTTAACAGAGTTTAGTTGAATATCTGATAAATAATTGTTCAATACATCTTTCTTTGCTACTTCTTTTTCATTAGCCAAAAATTCTTTAATAGCTTTATTCTGTCTTTCAAGAGCACGGTTATTTTCTTCTACTTCACTAATTTGCTGTTCTGTTTTTTGTTTTGCTACTTGTTCAGGATTAAAAACATAAAAAGCAGTGTCAGTTTTTGAGCTTGTAGTGACATCATTTCCAAAGGTAAACCTAATATCTTTTATAGGAGAAAATTCTTTATTATAAATATCGGTGTATCTAGGAACTTCTTTTTTTTCTAGTCTTTCAGTACCTGTTTGTTTAAAGTATTCTTCTTCTCCTATAGCAGTATAGTCTAAAAGACCAGCTTTAATCGTGTTTAATACTTTTTCTTGTTTAGTTAGTTCTGAAGTATGGTATTCTAAATAAGTATTATATGTATTTAATTGTTGATTAAGTGCATCTAATGTAGCCATGTCTTATCCTTTGAGATCTATAATCTCACACGCACCAGCAGTGCATGCCATTGTATGAGAGGATGTTGTTGTATCTATCTTTTCATAGAAAGATAGGTTATTAAAATCGACAGGAGCCATTACATACGAATCGTATGTTTCTTTGGTAATTGCTTCAAAGGGAGCCTGAGCATAAACATGGTCAGACTTTGGCAGGAAGGAGATACCAGAGATCTTATCAAAGTTCTCCCATACCCATTGTCCTACTGGCATAAACTCACTATCAGAATAGTTGACGGTAATGCTTGGCTTATGCTGACAGTAATACTCCTGATAGGCAAGCCACAGATTAAGGTGGTCGATTGCCTGTAGTTCATCTTGGGTAAGAGAACCTGATGGAGCAGACTGAGCAAAGGTGAATACTGCTGTTGAATCTGGATTCATTACACAGTCTTCTACCATAACCTGAGCATCACGCATTAGCTGATAGATAGGATCTTTCTTGTCGATACGAACTCTACGATAATAATGCTCGGCATATCGTGGATGAAGACCACTGGCTGAGTTAGCCAAGCAAGAGGTTGTTCCCTCTGGCTTGATGCAAGTAATTGACTTGCTTGGGTTGACACCCAACTGCTTAGCCCAATCAAGGTTTGTCTTGATAGCGATCTCACGGAGATTCTCAAGAACATGCTTGAGCTTTCCATAACCAAGAATGCCAGACATTAGCTTGTTATCAAAGATGCCTGTCATGGATACACCAAGCAGTCTTTCCTCTTCACAATTCTTTGTCCATGAAGAGTCTTCACGGGAAAGATATGGGAAGTGAGTGAACATGCTTTGGATTGTACCGATGATTGTAGCCATCTCAATCTTCTTAGCTAATGTCTCAGGTGTGTCTGAAGCGCGGACCACAACGGTCGATAAGTTGCAGAACTGATTAGGTCTGAGAATAATCTCAGAACAAGGATTGGTCCCATAGTGTACATTAACATCACGACCAGCCTTGGCTGCAATAGATCTCATCGCATCACGGTTGCAGATACCGCGCTCTCCGCTGTGAGAGTTGTACAGATCAGTCCACTCCTCTAGGAATTGTCCCATTGAAGGGCGACCATTGTACACAGCGGAATTATTGGCTAGGGCGCGGTGTCCTGATGATTCCCACCAAGCACCACTCTTGCATGTTGCCATCTCACGATCCGCGAGATCACTAAGTGAAATCATTGCTGAGCGGCGAACGCCACCAACGATAACTGACTGAGCAATCTTACAGCAAATGTCGTGACACTCAAGCGGAGTGAGTCTGCGTCCCTGAGCCTTGTAGAATGTCTGAACGACAAAGCGGAATACTTCCTCAAGCGGGGCAGGACCGCTTGCGCGTCCTCCGAAAGTCTTGAGCTTTTCTCCAGCCTTGCGTACTTTACTGGTGTCCCACTTAAGGTGTACACCCTTGTAGAGATTGTCAATTAATTGGTGGAGTGAATCACACCAACCTTCTCGACTATCTTCTACAAACATAACATTGTCAAACATCTTATGAATAGTAGGAATAGTTGGCATCTTGTCTGTGCATCTACGCTCAACAGTATAACCAACACCAGTACCACACATAAGAATATACATTAGGTTGGAGAATGCTTTTGGTGAGTCAATCTCCAGATAAGAGCAATTGTATAGTGCTGTATGATCGCGGTCCAAAGCTGGCCCTGCGGTCATAAGCCCACGCATTGAGGGTAATACCTCAAGATTTAGAATTGCATCACGAATATCAGGTCGTGAAGTTAGGGTAGGAACTTTGGTTGTAAAGTAATTCCACCAACGGTCCACAGTTTCGTCCCAAGTTTCACGACGAGATTCAGAATCCATCCATCGACTATAACGAGAGATGGCAATAAAGTTTTGAAATGTATCCATATCTGTCCTTCTTAAACGGCTAGTTAATTATAAACCTGTGCTTCCAAAACCACCAGTTCCTCTTACAGTCTCTGGAAGTTTATCGACAGAGATGAATGGGAATTGAGTAACAGGCAGGAAAACAATCTGTGCAATACGATCACCCTTATTTAATGCGACAATCTCATATGAGTTGTTTACCAAGGATAGTTTGATTTCACCCCGGTAATCTGAGTCGATCACACCGACTGAGTTTCTTAGGGTAACACCCTTGGTAGCCAAGCCAGACCGTGGAAAGACAAGTCCAACAAAGCCTTCTGGAATAGCGATAGATACACCAGTAGCAACAAGGTAGCTAGATCCGGGCGACAGGGTAATATCGACAGCGATCTTTAGATCAGCCCCGGCAGAACCCTTAGTCTTATACTCTGGTTTACACTTGTCATCTAGGAGAACCATAGGGATACTATCTGGTCTATGGGTATAAGTAGAAGTGTTGTAATTATTGTTATCAGCATAGACAGCTGAGTTAGTATCATAGCAAGTAACTTTAGTATCCATTAGTATCTCCTAGGGTTTGTTCTTCAGTAGCCCCAACTATTGGGCAGAATAATTTTATCTGCTTTTTAGCCTTGTCGTACTCACCATTCCGTAGGATGCGGACAGACCTAGCCATAGCCAAGCAGTAATCATAGTCGTATTTACCGCCATCTGCGGTTTTAGCTTGGTCATAGGCTGCTAACACAGCAACCGACCAGTTTCGGGGGTGGACATATTTAAGCCATTTCTCAGCTTTAGCTGGCCCCCACTTCCAGATACCGGGAATATTATCAGTCGTATCCCCTGTAATCCACTGCTTGTGGAAGTTGTAATCAGCTGTATACTGATCCACAATATCTGGTGTATGTTCCTTATCTGGATTCCAATGCCATCCCGGTACAGACCGAAGATCTTTGTCTATGGTCACGGCAATCCCCTTACCAGAGGAAGCCATAAGTCCCATAATATCATCAGCCTCTAACCTTGGCACTGTCAGAATGTCATGCTCATGGATAAGTTCAAGAGCATAGTCCATGCTTTCGGGGGTCTGCTTGCGGACATCCCGGTGAGCCTTGTATGGCTCCCAGAAGTCACGCCTGTAGTTGTCCTTGCGATTGCATGACATAGCAATGTAAACCTTCTTTATTCCCATCGGTGTCCAAGACTTGACATCGTGAGATAGTCGCTCTTCTAAATATTCAACACCCTCTTGGTCTGCCCAGAAAGCAGCGCGATAACATAGGATGTCTCCATCCAGAACAGCAACATCAGGTCTTTCCATTATCCTTCTCCTCATCTATTAGTTTCAAAATATCTTGAATGATTTGTTCTTCGTCTGGTGTTCTATCCTCACGGGATGCTTGACAAAGCTCACAAGTACATAAGTTACCTAGCAATCCTTCGGATAGAATATGAAACCATTCCTCAAACTTCTGGGTTGCTTTAGCTTTGTATTGCTTTTCAGTACCGTTGTTGTAGAGAACATAATCAAAAACTTCTGTATAATTCTTGTCGTTAAGTTCCATTGAATTAGCTAAAGCTTCGGATTCATGTGTTCTCCACTCAGCTTTTGCTTCTGGTAGTTCACGACTTCCTGCTGCTACAAAGACTGTTAGTGCTCGTAAATCACGGGCAGCAGCAACCTCATTCATGTATCGACAATCATCAACAATGACTACCTTCTCATGCCAAGTATCAGGATCAGCTTCAAGAGCTGCTTTTTCTTGCTCATACATTGTGGTAATCTTTTCACGGAAACGCTTAACCCAATAGTCTGGGTCTTTGGATCTCATGTCAGAACCTAGTGTTTGGCAGAAAGCTCTATACTCTTCTGGATTTTTATCTTTAGAATATCCTTTAGCTTCTGCTTCTTGCTTAAGTGCATTAGCAAAAGGAAGGACTACGGGAGTGTACCCTTCGTTATAGGCATACTCACTTAGCCACTTGGCTAGAGTGGTTTTGCCCACACGGGCCTTTCCACCGATCATTATTATCAGCATGTAAACTCTCCCATAGTTCCTTTGGACTGAAAAGATCAGGGACATCCCAACCTTTAAACTTTAAATAATCACAGATAAAAGTTACGCAACTGGCTGGTTTCTTCATACCAAAGAAACGACCGACTGCATAATAAAAAATCATCTTAACTGCACTGATCTGCCGATACTTCATAAAGAACTGAAAGTCATTAGAAGATAAATCTAGATCGCCTATATCATACTCATAATACTTTTCTACTTTCAGTTTAGAAAGAGCAGCAACTTTTACAACTTCAGCAGCTTTACCGTCAATAACAATTACAGCTATTGGCGGTTCTGTATTAAACTCAAGATGAGCGTGAGTATGCTTTGCATTAGTAAGTACACGAATAAAAGTATAACGCCACGATTGTACTGGCTTAAACTTATAGAAACAAATTTTAGTATTAACTCTCATAAAAAATTGGCATCCCCAAATATGTTGCTAGTGCATGTTCAACTCTAGCTCCCTCTGAATGCTCCCATCCATGCAACATCACCATAGCATTGCAATTTAGAATAGCATTGAGGTCGCGCTTCATGCAGGACCGTAAATGTTCTTTAGAATCTTCAGCTGTTGCTGGATCAAATCCTTCATCCTCATCCATACGGGCGGGATTATAAATCTTTTCAATCATTGGGTTCTTTACCCACTTTTTCTCTGCGTTATAGAACGCATCAAAGTTATGGTTCGGGTATCCCCGCATAGGACCAGCAATGTACATAGTAAGTGAACTCATATTACTCCTTAGTGGGTTTCTGCCCAATTATTACCGATGCGATACTCAGCATCAATACGAATGTTAAGATTAAGCTGCTCACCAGCAGCCGTTGCAGCAGCAGTCACAGCCTTGCCAAACTCATCGGCAACAGACTTGGGACAGCTATACTGCAACTCGTCGTGGATATAAGCCAGCTGCTTGGCGTGTAACTGCGCCGCTGCTTTGCTAGCCTCAACCATCCAGTACTTCGATACGATGGCTCCTGAGCCTTGCAGGAGCGTATTCAGGGCAGCGTGTTCGCTGCGGACAGGAACACTCCTACCATCAGGAAGTCTAACCTTACCTGTCTTAATTGTTTCATATCGAACAGCGTCCTGTACTTTCGCAAGTGCAGGGATTTCTTTCTGGAACCGATCACGCAATTTACGGGCAGCATCAACAGAGCAGTCACATACCATAGCAATCTTCTTGTCGCCAGCCCCATAAAGGTAAGCGTAGATGAATGACTTGGCAAGCGAACGGCTAGACAAACCAGCAGCGTGTTGATTGTGTGTATGAATGTCACCAGTAAGTAGTACCTTAGCATACTCACCATTGTCATACTTAGCCATGAAGTGGGCAAGCATGCGCAGTTCAAGACCAGACAAGTCAGCACCAACCAAAGTCTCGCCAACATCTGGAACCCATAATTCTCTTGCACGATGGTCGCCACTTACCTGAGCAATGTTAGGTTGGCTGTGGGTACAACGACCTGTAGCAGCACCTTGTGCATTAATACCACCGTGGATACGATGATCTCTGCTAGCTGTTACACGGGTGTTCCAATCTTCAACCATACCCATAAGCTTAACAGTATTGAAGTACTCAGTTAGCTTCTTTGCTTCGGGATATTCAAGAGTAGCAAGTACTGACTCGTCTACCTTTGGATTTCCCTTGTCTGTCAGGGGTGGCTTCCATCCATACTTTTCAGTTAGGCGGGATGCAATCTGCTGTCGGCTACCGGGATTGAAGGTTTCAATCTTATCTTTTAGTCTCTTGCCCGTCTTTTCGGAATGACGGATGATGATCTTATCAGGAAAGATCTCACGCATTTCATCTTCAATACCAAGCTTCTCAAGCATAAGTTCTTGATACAACTTGTCTCCTGCATTACTGTCATAGTTAAATCCATGCTCTACTTGCTCCATTAGAACTTCAGATACTCGGCTCTCAAAGCGAACCAATTCCTTGTTCTTAGTAATAAATTGTTTTTGGGCTTCATAGATAGCCATGCCTAGTCTGGCATCCTGCAAGCAGTAAGTACCCATCTCATCTGAGTACTGCGCCCATCCACCTGTATAATCCATCTTAGGGAACTTAAGATACTTGCCCCAAGAAGCCAGAGAGTTGTCACCTAGCCGGTGATTGTTGATGTCTGGATGCATCAACTTGCTGATAACGAGCGTATCAACAATACATTTTGGTCGCGCCATCCCGTACAGTCTACGCATTACGGGAAAATCGTAGCCCCAGATATTATGTCCGATAATTACGGGCATCTCACTGAGGTACTTGATCAGATCTTTCATCTGATGTTCTAGCCAAAGAATAGGTTCTTCGTCATTGACCTTGGTAGCGGCGCACAGAATTCGAGTAGCCTCTGTATAAGGCTTACCCTTGCTGTCAAGGATTAGTTCACCAAGTCCGTTACCTTCAATATCAAGGACGCATACCTTCATTTAATTCTCCTCTGGTTCAAAGACAATAGATCCATCCTCTGCCATAGCAAAGCCAATCTCTTTCAAACGACCAGTAGTATGGTCATAGAATAGTGTTGCTGCAATACCAGCCCGACCTGTCAGGCGATTCTTGAGAACACGAACAATTGTAGTATTGGCAATCTTGTGGTCTGTGTTCTGGCGATCACGCTCAAGGGCAATGACTGTGTTAGGTACACTAGCCAAAGCACCGGAGCCACGCAGATCTTGCAAAGTAATTCGATCACCCTCTTCATAAGCCTTCTCCGATTTCTTAAGCTGAGATACAATGTCAATATGAACACCAGTTCGGACAGCCAATGCTCTCAGTTCTTTCATAAGAGTGTCGATGATGATTCGCTCTGAGCCACCACCCTCAACATCCTTATCATTCATACCCATTAGACCAGCGGCTGCTGCTGTAATATGATCTAGTACAATAACCTGAACACCAAGAGATACAGCCATGAACTCCATACGAGCAAGAAGATTCTGCATAGCGTTGTTGCCAAGATGATCGTAGATATAGAAGTTAGTTTCACTAAGCTTACGCTTAGCAGTATAATATTCCTCATCAGTTAGATCATCAATCATCTGCATATTGATAGGATTCTTACCCATCTGTACTCTCAGCTCATTCATCATGCGGCAAGCACGGATAGCCCGGACAGGCTTGTTAAGCATCAGACTAATCATGTCATCCATTGTCTCCTGCGGAGATTCCTCAAGCATGATACAACCTACGCTACGACCCTCTGAAAGATGGTGCATCATAAGTTCACGGAGGATGGTAGACTTTCCTGAGCCAGTACCAGATGCCCATAGGCTAATCTCTCCACCACGCTGTCCAATTAGAAACTCTGATAGACCATCGTATGGAAAGGGATATACCTTACTGTTTGTCATAGTCTCTGATGCATCTACAATCTTAGAGATATGTAGGATCTCATCTGGAGAATACTGGTGGGCTTCCCAGATCGCAGACACAAGCTGCTTAGTCTGAGCATTAACAAGACACTCATTGGCATCCTTGTAAGGAAGCTTAGCAATCTTGCACTTGCCCGGTGGCAGTAGTTCGGCAACCTCATTAGCTGCTTTGATACCCGGCTCATCCATGTCAAAACACAGAACAACTTCTGAATAAGAGTTAACAAACTCTAGGTTATCACGGATAGACTTAGCTGCTGACTGCGCTCCATTTGGGATGGAGACTACAGGCCAAGTACCACCAAGAACTTGATTGACAGTCATGCAGTCAATCTCACCCTCAGTAATAACAAGACGCTTGCCACCATTCTTCCATAGGTTCTGTCCAAAAAGCTCAGCACCCTTTGCTGATCCCTTCCAAGCAAACTGCTTATTAGGACCACGAAGATGCTGACCAATTAGCTCACCATTATTATAGTAGTTAGCAATCTGAACTTCCTTGCCATTTACCTTGGCTACCTGATAGCCATATAGTCGGCAAGTCTTTTCCGTAATACCGCGATCCTCAAGATCAATGTAAGAACCAGTGAGAGTCTTAAACTCTTTTGGTTGAATCGTAGCAATGTCATCAGTCATCTCTTTTCCTTTTGTATTACGGTGATAACTACACTTGAAACAATACACATGGTCATCATAGACCGCGAGATTATCTCCGCTGCGGTCTTCACCATTAGATGCGCAGCGTGGACATTCGGTTTTCTTTTGGAACAGACTCATTCATTTATACCTCACCACTCACGCATATCATCGCTATAACAGATATCGTTGCTTACCTTAATAGTACGAACAATCTTAAGAAGTAGTTCACGCGAAATACTAAAAGAAACAACAGGCTCATCTTTATCACTACGCAACCCATTTCTATCTTGTGGAGTTTCGTAAATAGCAAAGAAAGCATTGTCCTTATTCTTAGAAAATTCAATTTCCATATAATGATTTGGTGAGGTGTAACAATCTCCACCAACGATAATTTCTGGACCACCGCCAACTGGAAAGTTCATCTGTAACCATTCATCTGTCTCTATGTTATCCATCATTCGTCTTTTCCTTTGCCCCAACCTAATTCGTTGGGATATGAGTTCTTAATAGACTTGAATATACCAACAATCTCATTTCTTAGATTGTCACGCTGTTCAACCAGTTTATCATACTTTGCTTGAGTCGCTGTACCATCTGTCTCAATACGACCAATCTTATAGCTAAGTATTGCAAGATCGTAGACCATCTCTTCAAGTTCATTTAATGTTTTTGTTTTCATCGTTTCTTCTTGTCTAACAACATAACAATACCATCAACCAATTGTCCAGTAAAAAGTCCTAGTAGGTAGACAAAAAGAATAAGAAGTGTTCCTATCATAGTAATCCATTCTCCTGATCGAAGTTTACAAGTCTATCCATTAACAACAATCTTCAGTCTGACACCCAAGATAAGTAATACGGAATGGACTATTCTTATAAGTGTTGATAAGATACTGCATCTGTTCTTTTGTGCATCTAAAGAAAGTGAGATCTCTTTCGTAAGTCATAAAATTATATCCAGTGCTGGGTTCAAGAAGCTTAAACTTCTTGAAAGCACTAGCGCGCTTCTTATTTTTACCGTAGGTACAAGCTTCTCCCATGATCCAATCAACAGGGTCATTAATATCTTGTTCGTTGTTCAACTTAAAAGATATACAAAGATCGTAGTAAACAAAGGGAATCTTAAACTTTTTAACAAACTTTTCATTTGACTTAATAAGCATTTAATAAATACTCCTGTTAGCGGTGTGATATTCAGCGGCTACAAAGTATACGCCATGAATAAAATGATCCAAGAAACCAATAGTGGTACGAAGATAAGCAAGATCTTCATCACTAGAGAGCAGGGAATCAGAGTAGATCTTCCAAAGAAGATCACGCTGCTTCTGCATATAGGCAAGATCACAAGGGGCTTGGATAACACAGCGATCTCGATTGTTAGGATCAATACCGAAGTTCATAGTTGTCTCCATTGTTCTTCAATAATGTTTGCAATTTCTTCAAAGGTAAAGTCGTGGCCGTACTCACCATCGTTCATGCTGGTAAGCAAGCAAGTTTGTTCATCTCTAAAGTATGATGTATCACGACTAGGAATAGGCTTGTCATACTTAAACTCTCCATTGTCATCATTGATACCAGCCCACATACGAACATCTCTGGGTAAAGTACCAGTAATTCTATCAAAAGCTGTAACAATTGAAGAATCACTAAGCATACGCTGTTCGCAATAAGAATCTCTATTGTTGTTTTCTTGCACATACAAGTCGCAAAGAACACCAAGGCAGCAATAGGTGTTAGTATCTTGGTTATGCAGTACACCCTTGCCTTGTTGATACTCTCCACTACGCAAGGCAGCAACCCACTTTTCAGCAATCAATTGATCCATAGTTTTCCTTTTTATTGAATATCATTTACAATTTTACCTTCTTCATTAGAGTAAATGATTCTATCAAATACATGAGAACACCAAGGCATACAAAACTTACATGGTTTAGACATGCCCAACCTACCTGTCTTGCTAAACCGGAAGTTATAAAGAACCAGTTTATCTTGTGGTATCTTTATCTTTCGGAAGGCATCCAGTTCAGAGTGTAGATATGGGTACATGTAGCCATACTCAGCAGTCTTGGGATGAGTCTTCCAGTTATTAGTTCCAACAGCAAGCAGTCTATTCTTTCTAACGATCAGCGAGATATGCGCCCTGTCTCTATCGACAGTCGATGCAATATGCTTAGCTAGTTCAATCCAATGTTCCATTAAGAGCCTTCCAAGATATCGGGAATGCTTTGGCACATGCGTCATTGAGACACATAGCAACCTGTCGGCATTCATTCTGAGCGTGAGCATCAAGCCGTAGCTGGCACACACGGGCAAAGCCGTATAGAGAACCCGTCCAGTACCACTCGGTCATCATAGACTGAGGAAGCACGGCACGGGCTTGCTCCGGGCATACACCGTTGGCAAGCATCATGCTATAGGTCAGCATGCAGTAACGCATAGCATCCTCAAAGACATCTTGAGACTCAAGAGGATCATCGACAAGATCATCCATAGATCCCTGCTTCTTGTTATCAGCTTTCTTTCTCCAATTACCATCTGGATTCCAGAAGGTGGGATCATAGTCAACATAGCGGCGGCTTACTTCATTCCAAGCAAACCCGACCTGATGCTTCTGCAACTGTCGGGCAACAAAGATAGGAGCCTTAATTCTAAATTGTAGAGTACAGTGTGCAAAAGGACTCCAGTGATTGTGCTTTGCCAAGTACTTAATAAGCTTACTGTTCTGATCTTCTGTGTAGTTGGTAGCTTCTTTACTGAACGACACTCTAGCAGCATCAACAACCGTGTTGTCTGTTCCCATCTTGTCGATCAACTCAACTGAAATCTTTTCGTACATAATTCTCCTTTTGAAAAAAGGAAAGGGGATTTCTCCCCAATCCTTTTAGGTATTTACTTCTAAAGTGAAGTAACCGTCTTCACCTTTGTCAGCCCACTGCTTGGATACATGAAGGGAAGTTATCTGGGAGTCATCCTTCCAAATTTTTCCGTTCATAGTATCCAGAACAGCCTTGGCAAAGTTGTCAATATCTGCCTTCGGCCATTCCCTCTCAGTAGTTTTTGGACGCTTTACATATAACTCAATACTCACTGCTAGTTCTGTGTCAATAGGTTCAAAGTCTTTACCGATGGTTTCCCATACAATCTCTGATGCCTTCTCCCTGAACTCCTTGTAAGTACCTGTATAGTAAGCACCCCATTTACCAACCCGTGGTCTTGATGCAGCCACGGGATTGATATTAAACTTCCAGTTCAATTAGAATGGAAGGTCTTCGTCCTCAGTCTCTTCAACTTCGGGCGCAGACTTTGTAGTGGCTGCACCAACATATCCACCATCGACAGCACTAAAGCCACCGCCAGTAGATCCGGTCATATTGTTGGCATTCTTCTCCACAATCTGAATACCATTAAGGTAAACAGATAGGCTGTTATCACGGGCGACAACAGCGGGAGCAAGCTTCAAGCGAACCTTGTCACCGCCAAAAGGAACTGCATCAGTTTCCTGTGCAGCAGAATCTACGCAAGGGAATTTACCCTGCTCGACATACATTCGGCTCTTTGCCTTGAATGTCTTGACTCCATCCTTCTCCATGATACCATTGATCTTCTTAGCACCAGACTGCTTGAGCAACTCAGCGAGCTTCTTCTCAAGAGTCTTGTCAAGAAGAATCGTAATGTTATGGTTAGCCGAAGCTTCACCAAAAGCCGTATCTGGCTTAAGAAGATTGCTCCACTTAACTTCAACAACCTCAGTCACAAACTGAGGCATCTTCTTCATCTTCTTATTAACCATTAGTGGTCTTGTCCTTATTCATTTCGCTAGTGATCTGATTCACTTGCATGTTTAGGTCGTTAACAATAGCACTCAGACCGGAAGCAAGTCCGCTGAGATACGCAACTACGCTATCACTACGGATAGCAGGAACCATTTCCTGTGCGGGAGTGGTAACTTCAGTAACAACTCCATCAATCATTTCAGTTTCAGTGTTCATAATTTTTCTCCTTTCTGATATACAGTATATCTGTAGCCCCAACCATTGGAACTCAGAGTTTTATCAATCTAAACGAATCATTCTTATTTGCCCAAGCAAGCGACCAAGCAGGAAGTCTTGCCATTATTAGTAATGCAACCTCTGTTCCCGGTACTACTGCTAGGATTTCGCAAACAACAGCTGAATACATAGCAGCGTTTGGGAATAACTTTAAATTGTTATCAGCCAACCATTGTGTAATCTCTGTAATACGAGCATCGTGCTGTGGGTAAAACTCTTTAATATGTGCTGCTACTTTTTCCCACTTAGGATCAATAGAATCTTTATAAAAGGAATTACCAAAACCGGGAATAAACATTTTAGCTAAAACTGCAGTATCAATAAACTCTTTAGTCCATGTTAGATACACCGTTCTAGCTTCACTAATAGGAGCATGATGACCACCAAGTGTCATAATAGCTGCAGCTAATCCATTCTCAAGACGGCCTGTTGTTAGTCCTGCATTTAGCAGGGAATGCAAACTTGCATTTTCGTTTTGAATAGCGGACTCTTCATGCGCTTCTATAAATAAAGAGTATAAGAGTGGGTCATAGTTATTTATCAAACTCAACATTAAAGACTCATCATTTCAATGTAGGGTTTACCATCAACAACAACACCACAACTAATCACTGGTTTCTTAATATGGTCTTCGCCATACTTCATAGCAAGGTGCTTGCGGTCAACACCGCAGCCAACATTCATTCCGAAGAGGGAATGCATTGGGCTAACTTGCCAGTTAATTCCGGCGCAAGAGTGGTGATGACCAGCAACCACAGAAAGACCCATACCTTTAGCAGTGTTGAAAGCAGGATACAAGCCGCCACCCCCAACACCATGATAGTAAAACACATTATCAATAGTGTAGTTCTTAACCCATTGCCAACTTGTGTTATAAATTTCATTGAAGCTCTTAATATAAAAGTCGGGAATACCAGCATCTCCTGCAAGTCGGCGCACTCTATCATCGTGATTGCCTATAGTGACAATCATGTTCTTGAAAGCAGTCTTCCATTCTTTGATGCACTCCATTGCTTGCTTATACTCAGACACAGCACCGGGATGATCCGGGTGCTTAGTGTGGAATGAGATGCAATGGTGGTCGATCACATCCCCGATATGAACAACCTTGTCACACTTGTATTCTTTCTTGACATCCTTCACAAACTGAAGGTAGCCATCTAGAACTGCGGGGAAGTGTGTATCCCCAATAACTAAAACTCTACTCACTTATGCTTCCTTCGTTTGTAGTCTTCTTTCCATTGCTGAGCAAGCGGAGGAAGACCATTGATTGGGGAATAGACATCAATCTTTCCATCAAAGTGATCCTTCTGTAGTTGATTCCAACTATCATAAAGATCACCCCAACGCCAACTCTTTCCATTAAGAATTTTATTCGGTTTCCAAATCGTCTTCACTGTCACCTCCAATAAAGATATTAATGTTCATGTTAGGCTGCGGTGGTATGTTCTTAAGTGAGAACTCCGTATATGCAGCATTTAAAAAGATATCGCTGAATGCTTCAGTTGCAAACCATAGCGACAATTTCTTACGCTTTTTCTTTGACATAGCTAAAGCAGTAAACAATTTAACAGCTTCTTCCATGTCTCCTTCACTTGTTATTCTATATACTTTATTTTTCATTGGAAGAAATACTTTGCTTCAAGAACATTATCAATATCAAACACGCCAACTTCAGGAGTCTCAGGCAACTCAATACCAATGTTCTTCATAAGTTCTTCTCGCATATCAGCCAGCAAATTAGTACTGTGCATCTTATGAAACTCTTCGTTAGTGAAGGCTCTCATAAGATTTACATCTGGAGCAGGGCAACCATACGAGTCGTGAATCATACTGAACTGAGAGATACCTGAATCAATCATTCGCGTGATGGTAGACCACATATGACTTGCATCCAACGAGTGTATGTAATTTGGAGAGATAGCCAGATTAACTGAGCTTCCATCTATTGTTTCCTTATCTGGAGCACCGAAATGTAGCTCCTTCATGTCGAACAGTTTGGCTACTGATCGTCTAGTTAGTATCTCATAGTACTGGTGGACAACCTTAAAGCCACACGGCGTAGTCCACTCAACATTCTTACCTACTTCAGAGAACATATCAGCAACAACCTTGAGCCATGCCTTGCCCTTGTTAGGCTCAATCAATGTACCCTTAAGGGCTTGGTCAATAAAGGTAGCAAGTTCCATAACTGCGCCAGCAATCTGGTCTTTACTTACCCAATCAAGATGTCCTTCAGTCTTACAGTATCTGCGAATACCGTAGAATGTAACACCATACGGATCAGTCATCACTGCTCTCTTAACTACTGAGCGATCAATGTCCCCTTCCCAATACTCAAGAAACTTGGTAGCCCACCGCCCCTTGTTGCTGTCTTCATCTTTGATAAGAACCATATTCTCAGTCATGCTATCCGCAACAAACTGATATAGATCCTGTGGTTGTTCCGTCTTGATTAGGTTAACCTTCTTGGCTAGGGCAGGGTCACGCATAAGCGCAGCCCAATGCTGTACACCATTACATGAACCATCCATCTGTACAGCAACCTGAGTCATACCATCAGTACGACAAAGATCAAACACAGCAGCAAGTCTCTGGAATGAAGGATTCTTTTTCTTTTTGTCAGATACCCATAGCTTGCGAGTTGCATAAGGATCATCATTGATCCGTCTGAACATATCCATATTGTCCTGAACCCACTTGGCTCGTTGATCGAAAGGAACTTTGTCCTGATCAAAGAGATTAGCAACATGAACTTGTAACCAATACTTACCAGTTGGTGTCTGCTTTCGTGGTTCAGCAAACATGATAAGACCACGATCAAAGTCAGACGCTTGTGGAGACAACAGATCACATGCAGAATTAGCACGACCACGGAAGTCACAAGTAAAGATATGATAGAAGAACTTCTGTGGAATTAAATACTTGGCAAGCTGTAACCTGACAAGCATACGACCACGCAACTGCTCTTCTTTATACCAACTACTATAAGCTTCTTCCTTTTGAGCGCACCATTTTGCTTGCTCTTCCTTAGTACCATTAGCTGGATAAGGTTCAGCAAAGTCAAACGCTGAGAAGTCATACGCAGGGAGATTAGCTTCCCGTGTATTGTTCTTAAACAAAGTTTCCATTACCTCAAGAACTCTAGTATTAATAGTCCACTCGGTATGCATCATTGCATTAAGACCATCAATTACAGTCTGCGATGGAGTACTACTTTGCTGATGTACTTTCTCATCCCACAAAACATCCTTGAACTTTTGAACCACAGGCTTACGAACATACTGGAGAAGATTACCTCCACTGCTGGTAAGCGTATGAGCAACAGGAGGAACAATCATAGGTCGGTACAGTAGGGCTGCTTTAGCAATAACATCTTGATGTCGCTTATGCAACTCACTAAGAATGTCATCGGTAAAGGTAACAACTACTCGTTCAGTCCAACGCTTTCCTGTATGCTTACGAATGTTCTTTAGCTGAATGATCTCAGACATCTCAGCAATACGCAACATGTGATGTCCAAAGTCTTCTCGTTGTTTCCTGTTGAAGTTCTTCTTGTTTAGCGTACCCATCTTGTAAGCAAATGCTTTGCATCGCTTAGCCGTCCACTTCTTTTGATAATGAGATTGCTTAAGCCAATCTTCTCGGAACTGTTTCTTAGCTTGCTGATAAGCAACAATCTCAATCACCATCTCAGATATTACATGAGCAATATGTTGAGCAGTAGGAAGTGGAAACAGATCTCCTTCATACTTACGCTCCCAGAAAGATGAGTTGAACCACTCAAGAATCAAAGATCTAACTGTAATGTCAGCCATCTTTGCTGCACCTACTGCAAACAAAGGTGTTGCCCAATCAGGAGTCTTACGATTCTGAGAGATAGTATCAATCCACTGCTGATAGAATGGCGTTAGATGAATAACACAAGCATCAATTAGTGTCTGCTCTGGAATACCTTCATCGGGGTTAGCATTGTATGCGTCCCAATATTTGTTTTCCGATAGAGCAAGCATCTCTTCTTCAGAAACTATCTGGAGTGTTGTCCTCTTATCCTGCTCAGTCTTCGTCATCCGATTCCATAGTATCGTCAAGCATAACCTCCCCTTTTTGCTGTGCGTCTACATATTTCTGACATGAAGGACAAAGCATTTCATATGGATCTCTTGATCTCAAACAATCACACACATATCCGTGATCTTCAGAATAACCATACGCATTACGATGAATCCTGCGACCATCTTCATCATAATCATACCACATATGTTTCTCCTTAAGCGAAAGTAAGAGCGTACTTCATCACATCAATAGTAGCATCCTGATTCTTACCAAGCAAGTTATTATAAGCAGCCGACTCAAAGGTAGGCTTCTTACCACGGGCAGGAATACGATGCTGCAATTCCTTAGTCACAGCATTAGCAACAAGCCACATATTGGCAGTACTATTAAGAGACTGCCGCTCACTATCAAAGGTATCAGACCACTTAGCAATAGTGGTAGTAGCCTTGAGGTAGTTGGTATACTCACTCTCAGTTTGAGGATTAGTAACAATAGGAGTCTCAAGCATACCCCAGACATCCATCCAGAACTTCTGAATGTCAGCCTTGGTAAGTTCCTTACGGACAAGAGTAGACACCTTCTCTTCAAACAACTTACCAGTCTGCTGATAGAACTTAAGAGCATCAGCCATAGCTTGCTGCTTCTTCTTGATATCACCAGTATGAGTAATGCGGAAAGCCTTCTTATAACCAGATGCCATAGCCATACTCAAAGTATTCTGACAAACAATGCGAATACTAGTAGGCATAACAGATTGAGCAAGAGTACCATCATGGCTGTTAATAAAAGCCATGTACTTTTCAATAGGATCGTTGCTGCTAGCACCATCCATAGTTCCTGTATTACAGAGAACAACAAGACGGCGACCACCATTCATTGACAGAGCAGATTCAACCTTGATGTCAGCACCAAGATTGTATGCCATATCAAACACCTCACTATTCTGAATCACCTGATAATCAGGAGACTGGATAGAAAGAATAGTGTTGTTGTCATCACGAATAATCGCGTTGTAATCATCAGACTGAGCATCGCCAGCATACACAGAACTAGTCTTAGAAACAGTCCAGTTAAGACCAGAAATTTCCATAGCATCGGTGGGACTCATATCATTCTGAATAACAATACCAAGTCCGTGCCAAGCAGCCTTCTTGTTAAAGACCGCGCCATCAGTTTCCGTAATATTGTGAGCCATTAGTTTCCTTAATAGGGTTACTCTTCGTTTTCATAGCGACCATGACGATCATTGTCGCGCACTTTACTTCGTCTATATGGATCAAGCTTTGGCTTAATCCGCTCCACTTCTTTGTGCTTCTGCTTCTCTTCCAGCCGCTTCTTTCTTTTCTCTCTGTCTTCGCTCATAAGTACTAGTTGCTTCCCAAATAATAAGTGCAAGTTGCTTCAGATCATCATAAGTAATTCGCTGCGTAGTTGCAGTAATACCATTATAATCATTCTTAATCAGATTAAAAGTAAAAGCATCCTTTTGATTAAGAGAACTACTCGAAAAATCAGTATAAGTAATATCCATGATAGAGATAATACTATAATTATCTGGGCGTTCTCCAACAGTTTTTGTATACGAGTTATTAATCACTTGTACCTTTCAGAATCTAGTGGATTGACAAACATAATCTTAGTAATGCAACCAATAGGAATGCAGTTAACATCAGAAACAATAGTCTTAGCATCATCCCATGTTGCAACGATAGTAATATACTCTTCAGTCATCTCAAGAACACGACCAATTGATATGCAAGAGTGTGGGCGCATATCCATAATATCATTGCGCTCCATCCATGAGTCAGAATATCCTGCAATATCTTCCCAATAAATATAGACATCGTGGTCTATAAATTTCTCAAGCATTTCATCGTACTTCATTTACCACCATCCGATAACTGTTCCATTATTTTCCTTTACGATTGTAAACCACATTAGTAGAGCAGCAATCTCATCATAACTAAAGCCATCATAGTCAGTCTTTTTAGATTGATTGTTATTGATATCCATCAGGTACACTTGAAGTTTAGTAATGATACGCTGAAGTTCATTTGGTTTAAGTTTGTCTTGATAAAGATTGACATCACAAATCTCATCAATTAGACTGGCATATGCCTTACCGCGAATGCTAGACTTACCATCAGTAAACATACTACCGCACAACAGAGGGGGGATATGTTCAAACTTCTTAGGATCAACACCATGCGCAAACAAATCAAGTCCCATTATAATCCTTTCTATGTAATGGGTCGGGAGAGACTTGAACTCTCAACCAATTGATTAAAAGTCAACTGCTCTACCTATTGAGCTACCAACCCGAAATAGCACTGGTGGGAGTCGAACCCACACTTTGTCGATTTTGAGTCGATTGTCTCTGCCTTTGGACTACAGTGCCATAAAGATTCTATGTACCTTGGCGGGTTCAAAGTCCGCTGTATACATAGAACCCGTAAGAAAAATGTCATACTATTTCTTACAACATCCCTGACAGGGATTGAACCTGTAGCCTATGACTTAGAAGGTCATTGCTCTATCCAATTGAGCTACAGGGATAAACATGGAAGGGGCGGGAATTGCACCCACATATTCACGCTTATAAGGCATGCGCTCTATCTACTTTTCAGCCACCCTTCCTAATAATTACTTAAACAAGTGGCAAGTACCCATCTTACGGCAGTTATCCTTGAGAATATTGTAAGCAATCTTTGCTTCAGAACTAGTCTTAAGGAAAGCAATCTCATCCTTCTGCTTATCAAGATTAGACTTTAGAATATTAATCTGTTCTTGCAAAAAGTCAATACGATTTTGATTCTTAAGATTATAGATAAACAGATAAGTCATAGGAGCAAAGATAGCAAGTGCTCCAATAAGTCCATAGATCATTTAAAATCCTTTCTTAGTCTTCATCATCTTCTTCGTGAGGCAACTCTTCCCACTCATCATCATCATCACTACCAAGAATGTCTTCAGTAAGCCACTCATCAGGAACCAAGTCCATGAAGTACTCACCAATAGACTCTTCCATACAATTTATCCACTCAATTAGATCCTTGTTAGGAATCTTGGTGTAATCAATACGATGGGCATTCAACCAATCCATCCAATAATTCAGAGTATTATCCTGATTAGATTCCATTAGTCAACCTCAACCCGAAGAGAAATACTGCTGACATGATCAGCAACAATTTCAGTAAGCTTATCCTTGATAATATCATCGAGTGTATACATAAAGTCCTGACTCTCAAGATAATCCTGAACACAGCGTTCTAACTTATTGTGAATACTTGTCTCAATATTCTTGATAAGTTCAGCAGCAATAGCATCACTAAGAGCAGACAATGATTCCGACAAAACAGATTTAGTAGTAGTCATAGTAGTTTCCATTAGTAGTAACTTTCAAGTTTAATCACTCTCTTCATCTGGCTCCCCTCCAAAGGGATCACAGTTATAGATGGCATAGTCAATTACATAATTGACAAGAGAACTGTAATCAATACTATCATTATCATAATCAATGACATCAACATTACAGATTGTCCAGTTACTATGGTTATCCATAGTCCACATAACCTCAAACTCTACATCAACTTCACCATAGTTAGTATCAATTTTTTTATTGTGTTTATTGATTCTCATTTAGGGTCTCCCTGTAGTACTGTATCAGTAGCCCCAACCATTCGGCATAGGGCGGAAAGTGCGACATCGGGAGTTTCACCCACCGTTTTCACCGCCCATACAGGGCGGTCGTATGACATTATTGAAACCACATGCACCATATTTTCGTGCATTTGAATAGCCTTCACTTGAATCTGTGTACCATTTACCAAAGAGATTTGCATCTCCTTGATCTCTGAACCCAGAGATTTGCTGACCATCGACATACACTGCATACCACACTCCATCATAGTCATATTCTTTCTGTATATTATACAGCATTCCAACGATTCCTTTCATCTAGACAATGATATCCAAAGTCAATACACACAGGATTGCCTTGCCACAAACCAACATTACCTTCATGGAGGTCGCTCCCCATATAAGATTTCTTTGGATACTTTGAACCAATAGGAAAGAAGTCGTGTTGCAAACCACTAGCATCAAGCGAACAAAGTTCATACTTTAGATCGCCAATATCCAGTGGCTCATAACCCTTATCGTGACACCAATCAAAGAAACTAATATCATCTGGATGCATGATACCAATATCATCACCAATATCAGCTAGAACACGCCTTTGTGTGGTAAGAGAAAGCCAATCAGTATCATCCAACATTTGTGAGATCTCATCAAAGCGATCCCACTTTTCTCGACACTCATCAAGGTATACTTCAAATTCAGCAAGAACTTCTGGATTCTCACTAATCATACCAAGTTCAGCACGACAAGAAAGATATCCCCAAAAGATATTAACCTTGTTGTTGGTTTTATTCCATACCTTTACACAACAAAGACCATGTACAGGTGGTGCAAGACCATGTTCAGCAGCCAACTTCTGACGCTGATACATAGCAAGAGAAGCAGCCTTTGCATTTCCTGTTCCTAGATTTTGAGCAGTAAGTTTAATACCAAAATGATTGGCATTATTTACATGTGCATTATTACTTATCCAACAACATTGAGTACCACCACCATTAGTATGGTATTCTTCGGTTGTCATCCAATAGAAACTAACCCACTCATTTAACTCTTTGTCAAAGATATAAGCAGTAGGCTTATACTTTTGCTCTTCAAAAGAAGGAGCAGTATTCTTTATAGGTTTAACAACACCTACAATATTACCTACATCATTTCGTGTGATAGTTGTCATTAGATTTCTTAGTCACCATCGTCATCATCAAAAGGAAAATCATCATAGCCACCATCATAAGGACCATAGGAATCCTCGTGACGGGAAGAGTTTAGTTCCTCCAAATAAGCAAGACTCAGATGACGCTCCTCATAAATAGCATCAACATTAGGATAGTAATTATCAGGAATAGGCATTATAGATATTCCTTTGGAACAGAAACATTATAAAGTGCCATCTCAACTACAGGCTTGAAATCTCGGGCATCTCCACCCATTTTTACAACTCGCTCATAATCATCAAGGGGAACGACACAGATAGTACAGCCATGAATGTCCGTATAAGTCTCACCATCATTCAGAACAACAATGGTAACCATGTTATTGCAAATATCATCACTTGCCATTGTAATATTCCTTTTCATCAGCCCCAAGAATAATACCAACAATAGTAACATCTTTGTAGAAGATGCGGATAGAATCCACTGCTTCCTCCTCAGTACCAGCATAAACCTTGTGAACTATTACCGCAGCATCTCCGGTAATCACAGCAATATCATATGGTCCCATTAGACTGTAGCCTTCTTGAGTTGCTTCTTCAACTTCTTGCGAAGGATCTCGCAAGTATTAGGATCATCAATGAGCTGCTTGATATAAGAGATAGCAACCTTTTGATGAAACGGAGTCAAGGCATTCTTATTATACTTAGCCATCAATAATCCTTTACGAGATAGTGAATAATAACACAAACAACAACAATATATGTTATGATAATTACTGCTGCAATCATAAATTTACTTTTGTAACAGGGGTAAAATCCTTGGCATCTCCACCTTCAGCAACAACCTTGTAAAACTGATCGGCAGGAATAACCTGAATAGAACATCCTGCAATGTCGGTGAATGTCTCACCGTCATTTAATACAACAATAGTAACAAAGCCATTGTCAGACATTAGATTTTCTCCTGTGAAGAAGCTATATCAGACCACCTAATACCACAACACTCACAATACTGGTCTGAATACCAAGGTTGTGACTTCAGAATATCAAAAGCATCCTTCTCGGTCTGTGCAGTAACAGTAAACTCCCAAGGACCAATGAAGTATCCTCCACTATTATTCTGGAAGAATGTAAAGTTATACCAAGGCTCGTTGTTCAATGTGGGTATCCTGCCTTTCGTACAAGATAAAGAGCGACTTCCCTAGTCAAAGGGAGTCCAAAGCCACACATTACCAACACAAGCCACAAAGGATTTCCAAAGATGGTAGGGTAAACAACAGTTACAACACAGGTCATAATGATACCTAACAGACTAGCGATAATCAATTGAAATCTCCATCAAAGATATGTTCTTCGGATGCCATGTAACCCAAAAATAATAGAGTGTCGAGGCTGTATTCCTCACAGAAAGGAATATCCTCAATAGGTTCGTCATTGTAGTCTGCTTCAACAAAGGCAGACTCTCTAACAAAGAAGACTGTAGAATCCTTATCAACTACAGTCTTATTGCCATCCTTATCTACAATCACAAAGATGTTATGCATTGTTGTTTCTTTCAGAGAGAATAACAAGGTGTTCGTGGCATGAGTAGACCACGGTAATAAGCCCTAAGCCAGACCGATATTGTGCGTTGAGTGTCTTTGCACAAGTCAAACCGAAATCCGTCAGGACAAACGGCTTGAACTAACCACTTATCGCTGGTACGGCGAATGACAATACGCCGCTTATCACCCAGTTCGCAGATACGCTCGTTGATTCCCTCAACGAGGTCTTTCATATCTTCTATTGTTGCTTTCATTAGTTCCTTTTACTTGAGCAAAGACCGGGATTGAGAAAGAAACAGGAAAGATATCCACAAGATATTTCACCTATGGATACCCGATCTATCCTTTTATTAGTTTGACGATTGACAAGTATAAGGATGGACTACTTGCCTCACCGTTAGCATTGCCCTATGAAACGGTACACATTAAAGGGTGTTTCACTTCCTTTAACTGACTTCAGGGTTGCTAAAGTTCCCCCATGTATATCCGTCGATATACACGGGACGCACTATGCTTATTACTCTATTTATACTCGCATAGTCGAGTAATCTATTACTTGTTGATTTCCTTGTCGTTATAATCCTTGTAAACAAGGAGGAGATACACTCCGTAGATTCCAAGGATGGAGACCAACAGAACAAGAGCATTGCTAACCATTCTTCAGAACCTTTCCTAGCATATTGCTAGACAAGAAAGAAACCAGACAGAAAAACATATTATAAGTTTCCTCATAATATGTCTAGAAACTTCTTTGGTTCCTAGGGGTTAGGATATCGGACACGGGATAGGCGAGGGATTAGGCTCGCCCAAGGTTACCACGGAACATCCGATCATATCGGGGTTCCATGTTCTCCGGCATCTCCCACTTGGATTCAAAGGTATCCGAACGGATACCAGTAGACCAAGTGGACGGCTTTCGTTGCGGGATTGGTTGACCGTCATTGGTGTACCAATGCCACCATTCAACCTTGACACCTTGCCTAGCCGAAAGAACGGCTAGGCGTTCCATCGATCGCCCGGTAGAGCGGGCAATACTTGCCAACTTGGACGCAAGTTCCTTCATGTGAAACTCCTGTTAGGATTAGTGTAGATCAGACATGAGAAGGGATATCCTCCATAGGATACCCCTGCACCGACAATATGTCGGTTAGACCTTCGCCTTGGCTGCGAACACACGGGCCAAGTGCGCTTCGATTCCCGCTTCGTCCAAGTCCGCGAGGGACACCTTGGTAACGGTGTAGGACTTGGCCGGGAGGTAGGCAATGCGGATAAACTCCCATGCAATAGCCTTGTCATCCTTGTTCATGCGGGGAATCATGTTGAGAACCGTGTAGACCACCGACCGAGTGGTACGGCGGTCGAGGTTCTCATTCTCACACTCACGGACGAGTTCCGCGAAGTCCGAGACTTCCCATTCATTTCCCAAGGCAATCTTCTCACGAATAGCCTTGGCGACAGTAATTGCGAGGCGCTGAATGTAGTTGGTCATGGAATCCCTTTGGAAAGAAGGCAGGGGGCAATCCTGTGCCACTTTAGCACAGGGATACCCCTTCCCATGTCCGATACACTAACCCCTAGGGGTAACTATCCGGCAGAGCCGACCTCATAGTCCATCCTAGCGGATTCTGCATTAGGGTTCCCTTGCTACATAACTCCGTAGTTATGTCCTGGGGGAAATGCCTAGGCATTCACCATTCGGATTCTGTCTGTGATACACCGACAGAACGGTTAGGATTCACAGGAAGAGTCCCGTGCGCGGATTCTCCGCGAGAGAACGGTCGTGAACTAACCCGCATATGGCGGGCGCACCGTCCGAAGTAAAGGGATGGCGCACGGGAAACGGCAAGCCCAGCGCGAAAGAGTCCGATAACCGCAGGGGATCGCCCAAAGTTATCGACCCCATGCCCCGCAGGTTACCGGACACGCCCCCATGCGTCCCATAAGTCAGGCCGGGGGGTACCGGGGGGTAGGGCAGGGGGGACTAGGGGGGACTACCCTTCGCTAATTTTTGACCCCCTAAGTCGATTTCTCATGGGAGCTAAGGGGGCTAGGATGCCCTAGGATTGATTGTTTGATTGGGGTCCACCCTGCGGTCCCCTTGGGGTCCGGGGCCAGCCCTCCGGTCAATCTGAGGGGAAATCGACAAGGGATAAAACCGGGGGGTTAAACCCCGGAGTGCTTGTTACTATAGTTTATTATTATTGTTGTAATTAACTAGGGATATACCTAAGTTACCATATGGGTCTTAGCTAAGACTATACATAACAATAATTAAATCTATAGGGGTTAACCCATAGACCAGCTAAGGGATAACCTAAGGATATACTATGGTATATCTTCATTAGCCCCAACTATTCGGAATACATGTCGATAAAACAAATGGGGCTACCTAGGTTTCCCTAGATAGCCCCTATAGATTATTCTAACAATTCGCCTAATCTTTCTGATACACCCTTCTGGTCTTCTACCATTGGGAATGTATTATTGGATTCAGGTCTTGGCATGGTCTGCCTCATGCTCATTTCTCTTTGCATGGCCTCATTAGCTTGCTGCTGCTCCAAGGCATAGTTCCTTGGGGTAGTAGTGTAGTCTAGCTGAATGGGCTTAAATTGACTCTGGGATCTCTTAGAGTAGGGGTATGGATCTCTTTGGACCATATCCAGATACCGTTGAATGGCATCCATTTCCTTGAAAGTATTCATATCCTCTAGCATCCTTACGGGGATAGCTACAGGGCTACGGTTAACCAACGAGGTAACTCCGAATAGATCACTGGTAGCCTTTAGGGATCTAGCTGAGATTGGATCTTGGATCACCTTTTGGATGTTCCTATAATCTGTCTCAATAGCTCCCATACCAGCTCCAGCTCCAGCTGGCATCAGGGGTACGCCATAGTACTTGTAAGTACCTCCGGTCATTCCTGCTACCGTGCTAACTCCAGCTTCAATCAATCCATTGGCAATGCCTAGGAATGGTACACGGGACACTCCACGGAGTACATACTGACCGGGCTGGTCTTCCAGCTCCTGCAGCATGTCCTCAGTTTCACGACCAGCAAGCCATTCCTTGAACAGACCAATCATGGTATCCAGAGCAGCATACAAGAAGATACCGCTAGCGATATACTTGATGGTGCTACGGCTACCGTAGTCTAGAACAACATTGTCTTGGTAAGACCGTACCCAAGAGGTAAGGGCATACCACATGCGGCCTAGAGGACTACGAGCATCTAAAGCAGTGAGCTTATTTAAACCCTTAAGTTCTGAGGTAGAGGTCTTGATAATCAGGTCTTCAACCATCTGGGCATAAGCCGAAATAGCTGATTCAAGAATATCAGGATTAATTCCATCTACAGGATTATCCCTCAGATCTTCATGGATGTCCATAAGGTTTAGAATATTAGTTCTACCATCCTTATGTCCAGCCTTTTCCATTACCCACTTTAGGTGTCGAATCTGTTCTTTAGTAGTCAAGCCATACTTCAGGAATAGGGCAGCTTCGTTGGGATCTCCGAACTTTGCTTGGTGTCTTGCAACACTAGCAAACTTCTTCCAGAGCTTAGCCTCTGCACGGCTATCAGTGGCAGCGGCCTTCTTAAGCTCAGCCAACTCAGTAGCCGTAGCGGTTTCCTCTAAAGCATCAAACAATGCTTCTACCTTACCCTTGCTAACATACTTCCAGATCATTCTCTGGATACGCTGCTTAGCCAAGGCACGGGTTCCGTTAGTTACTGCCTGAAGAGAACCAATGCTTTGCATCCACTTACCCGCTTCTTCAAATGTTCTGGTGGCTTTCTCCAATCCACCCTGACCATCTTTAATGTTGGATATAGTGCTAGCAACCTTGGTGTCTAGTCTTGAATCACTCTTGAATGCTCCATATCCAATCTCGCCCATAAAGCGATTAGCTAGATCGGTTCTAAAGTTTTCAAGAACAAAGGACATATCTCCAATATCAGACTCCAGTAGTCTACGCTTTGAGAAGCGGTAGTCAGCCAAGACATATCGCAATGCCTTGATGATATTTATTGGAATCATATAGAACTCTGGACTCTGCTTTGCCAGCTCTGCCATAGTTTCGGTCATAGCCGAGATACCATAACCAGCTGAGAACTTGAAGCGGATTGCTGCCAATCCGATTCTAGCTGAGTGTCCTGTTTCTGCATTGAGATATGGCAGTGTGTCAGCATTAAACTGATATTCTTCACGGAGTCTCTTAAGACCCTCAGCCAAACCCTTTTGGGCATTGCTGAGTTCCTGTGGAGTCCAATTCATAGCTGCTGCCATAGTATCAAAGTTTTCATATCCGGTCTTTTCCACATAGTCAAAGACATCAAGGATTGTGATTCCAGTCTGTCCAAACATGCGGTCTAGTTCCTTCTGGAAGGCTAACTCAAAGTAGCGTCCCTTGAGGAAGTAGAAGTAAGACTCGGCCATATTAGTTCTGAGTATTGCCTTTGTCTCAGGACTGCTTAACATTTCTTCTGGGGTTAGACCCTTGATTGGAAGAATTGTTTTTCCGTCTGGGTCGATCTTGAAGAAGGGCTGCTTAGTAATAGAGTTGAAGTCATCTGGGTTGTTGTAAGGATATTGCTTAGTCTTAAACTTCAGCATTTCCTTCATTTCAACTTCAATGAGATTCTTTCCATTAAGCTTGGTTCTCCACCGATCAATGTACATGGCTGTGTTGCCATTGACTGCTTCGATGTACTTGGCTTTGTCGGCAGGAGCAAGATCAGTAATCTTCTCTGGTACACGGTATACAGTATACTTAGTGTCTGTTTCCAGAACAAAGAACTTCTCTTGCTGGTTCTTTCTGAGCAACCGAACAATATCTGCCTTGTTGCCAGTGATGCCTTCCTTAGCCATGTCAGCCACAAACAACTTCTGGAGTGTTTCATTGCTGAACATGTTAGCCATCTCTGCATGCTTGAACACACGATCAGGAGTAAAGATACTTAATGTCTTTGCATCCTCATTATAAGCAACATCCAACCAACCCATAGCAATCATTGTATTGATGTCTAGAATTGGATCTTTGAGCTTACGGTTTGTTCTAGCCTGTACCATAGCTGCAAGGAGTTTACTTCTTGCACCTTGGTCTAGTCGTGACAAACCTTCGTGGTCCAACTGAACGGGAGCATAGGTATCTGAAGATACGGGATTACCGTTTTCGTCTACAATGCTCATACGACCTGTCTGACTTTCTAAATCAAGAATGTTTCTATTTGCAATACGAGAAGCCTTGAGTACCATAGAAGCTTGCTTGACTACTTCTTCTGCCTTATAAGCAGGAATACCAAGAGCTACTAGGTCTGCCTTATTAGGCTGTCGATTCATAAATAGACATTCATAAACATACATATCAAGAGCAGCCTTGGTTGCATTGGTCATGCGTGGAACAATATTATGCATTCTAGCATACTCGCGGAAGATACGAGTCATCAATCGACCTTCTTCTGCACGGAGCTGCATTGCAGTCTTGAATGCTGTCTTTCCTGCTCCAACCAAGTGACCTGTTTGGGTCTTGGTGTCATCAAAGAATCTAGATACAAAGGCTAAAGCATCTACAGTACTACGAAGGGTATTACCCAAACCAGTAGCACTTTGTGAGGCATTAACTCCCTTGTTCATTAGATTCTCCCACCAACTTCTACTCTCTCGCTGGTTTCCTCCGAATACCCAACCAACCAAGTTATTGAGGCGCATTAGCCGAGAAGCACCAGCTTCTGTTTGGTCAATAGCCTTACCAATAACTTTTTCTTTTGGAGTGGGTGGCTCAGCTTCAACAACAACTGGTTTGTCTTCGGCTGGAGCATCGGCAACATCTCGGAGTACAGCATCTGGCTTTGGTGGTCCAGCAATAACTGGATCTTCGCCAGCAGTATCAATAATAACTTTAGTCTTCTTACTACGGGCAGACATACGATAGTTGCCAGCTTCGTCTGTCTTGATGAACTTAACTTCATCAGGTAGCATTGGAATTACAAAGTCTGGCTTACCTTCGACAGCTACTTCCTTCGCTGCCTGTTCCAGAATCTGACGATAAGACTTTAGTTTCTTAGCACTACCCGGACCCTCTGTTACTTTAAGTCTAAGTTCGTCTGCCTTGATTCGATCTACAGCAGCCCAGAACTTATCCATAATATCGTCACCAAGAATTCTCTTGTTGGCATCGGCAATGAATTGATTTACATTGACAAAGTGTGACCACATCTTTTTAAACATTGGTGTCATGGTTTCGCCACCATCCGCTTCGATCTTAGATTCCCAATACTTCTTTAGGAAGTTCTTTAAGAATCCAACATCCATTCCAGACTGTCTTAACAACTTAGGATCTTCGTTGACCTTGCGCTCAACGCGATCAGCTTCAGGTGTCTTGACTACTTCACTCTCTGTCTTTTCAACAGGAACTTCTTTCTTTGGAGGAAGTGGAATTCGTGGTGTGCTTGGCTCCATTGTCTTGCTCTCAGCTTTTGGCTGAGGCTTTTTCTTTGGAACTTTTTTCTTTTCAACTTTAACAGGGAAGTCCTGCTTCTTTGGTTGAGGCTTACGCTCTTTAGAGATAACACTAAGAACAGGTTTCTTATTATCTGTTGTTATTACAACAGTTGGTTCAGCATCTGGTTCTTTCTTAATGACAGTCTCACCAATAGGTTTGACATCTTCAATCTTTACAGGAATTATAGAACCATCTTTAAATACCAATGCATCCATGCCAAGACGATCAGCAGACTTCATTATTTTAGCAAGCTTTTCAGGTTGCTTAGATAACTCAGTACTACTTTCAACTTCCATCTTTAATGGACGCTTAGGAGTAAACTGAACAGCTTCTTTACTTGCTGTAGAAGAACCCTGTATAATTGCGTCTGCTTGCTCAGCAGGGCGCAGTACGGGATCTGGTGCATTACCAGTGACTTCATCAGTTACTCTGTAAACCACAGCCTCAGTATCCTTTGGAACTGGAACTGGCACTGGAGCTGGATTTTTATTCTTCAGCTTCTCAGCAATAGCTGCTGTCTGTGCCATCAATGCACCAGCATCAACAGGACTTTTCTCAGTCTTTGGTTTCTTTTTAGTAACCTTTTTAAGAACATCAGCTGGCTCACTTGGCTTAGCTTTATTTACTTTAGCTTCTACAGTATCAAAGTGTTTATTAAGAGCAGTAATAATTTCATCTTTACTGCTATTCATTTTAACAGCAGTCTGTTCAAAGATATCTGTAATCTTTGCTAACAATTTAGTACGATAGTTTCCAGCTGTTCTTGTGGATACCTTTAACTGTGCTGCTGCTTCTTCCATACTATTAGAAGTCATAAAAGTACCAATCAACTTAATCTCTTGTTCAGTCAGTATTCTACCGTTTGTAGCGGTATTATACTCAATAATGTCAGAGAAAATAGTTGCTCTGGTTTCTTTATCAGTTGTCGTAATCCGATCAGCAGCAGTAATTCTTGGTGGTTTATCACCTTCTTTTAATGTGCCTTGTTCAGTATATAAACTTTCTGTTTTTCTTTTTCCTGTCTTCTTTGGCTTCTTTAAGTTAGCCGCTGTAGTATGAATATAGCCGATTAAATTTCTGGCAGTCTTTAAACTACCATCTTCAATTTTAGATAAGACTAATTCTAGATTACCAGCAAAAGCATTTTCCCCTACTTCTTCTTTATCAGGCCGTGGCACAATCATGCTAGTAGCTGCTTCAACAAAGAAGTTATCTGAGGTTTCTCCTCTAGAAGCTTTTTTAATAATCTGAGATACAATATCAACAAGATTATCTTTAGTTAAAACTGTTGTCTCAAAAGTAACAGCTTCTTTTTGAGCTTCAGCTATAGCTCCCTTTTTACTCTTGGTTAGTTTAATACCCCAAGTTTGTGTGTCTTCATTTAGAACAAGACCATCTTCTTCCAGTAGTTTACTTACTGCCCCAACTAATTTCTTAGGAGTCTTGTAACTCTTAACTAAATAAGAATACATTGAGCTTGAAAGATTGCTCTTTAGTAATACTTGGATCTGCTCTAATGTTAACTTTTCTTTTAACATTAAACCAAGAGAAGTATTAGCAACATCCTTATTAGGCCACTGTGGGGCTGGTTTATCAGCGTCAGTAATACTAACTGAGAATACACCTTCTTCTTTCATGTTATCAATAAAAGACTTGTGGTGTGCTTCGACAACCATATCTGATAGCTCAGGTAGTCCCACATTATCAAGATAGATTCGGAGTTTATCAATAAGAGATGTATTTAGTGCAGTGTCTTGTCTAAGCACTCCAATTAAAGCATCTGCTTCGATATCAGAAAGAGAACTTGGTGTTAAACCTTTACCGCTAGATCGGGTAGAAGCCAAAGCCTCTATAAGAACATTTCCATTTGTTCCTAAGAAACCGACAGCATATGGAATACCAGAACCTGTTGGGTCTAGATAATCCATAGTATCAAGGCTTCTTAAATCTCTATCTTGATATAGAGCTGGAATAATAGGAGCAGCTTTTACAAGTGGCTTACCTTTTTTCCCAATAAATGGAATTCTATACTCAACACTATTAATGGAGAATAACTCGTTTTTAATAATTTCTAGACGCTCAAACTTATCAAAGCCAATCAAAGTTGAGTATGCATTTGTTCCAATTAGGTTTGCAATCTTTACTTGCAATGAAGTAAACTGAGCTTGCTTATAGTCTTTATAAGCATTAACCAAATCTACGACACCTTTTGTAAGGTTGCCATTTGCATCCACAAAGGTTCTCTTATCAGCCTTCATTATAGACAAAGCAATAATAAAGCCGGGATCTTTTTTGGTATTACGGAAGATATTTACTTCAGCTTGTGTTAAGTGGAATGGCGTAGCATCGCTACCTTCAAGGGCATCATCAAGTGCCTTGTTATATTCTGTAGCGTTTTCTACTGTATTGAGTAACTTATGAAGCTTTGCATAAGCACCAGCTAGCTTTGGCATAGAAACAAAAGTATTTGTTTTTGATTCTATGTCTGTAATGCTGTCGATAATTTCTTTAGCAATCTTGTAGTGCGTAGAGTTATCAAACATTGCAGCAGCCAAGGTAACACTAGTAGCAATCTTATCCAATACTGATTGCAACCTAGATACCTGCATTGGTGTCAAGATACTCATAGCAGCTTCAGCTTCAGTAAAAAGAATCTTTGAGAAAGTTTCTACAAAGACTTCTTCTACATTCTGTAAATGATATCCATCTAAGAACTCAGTATTCAGAAGAGGATCTGGAGTTTCAGGTCTAAGCTGAATAAGCTCTGTTGTGTTTGCAAGAACAGATTGATTGTACAAGCGCAATGCTTGTAAGTAATTGCTTCCGCTTGTTTCATGTTCAAAGTAAGCGTGACCTAGCTCATGCAACAATGCTTTTGCTTTTCGTGTTTTAACCGAAGCGGCTGTGCCTCTGAAACCACGGTTCATTACTATTACATTATTCTTTGCGCTAAACTGACCAATAACACTAGGATCTACATTCCCATCTTTTCCTGTAATGCTGTCAACAATAAAGCGGACATTAAAAGCTCTAGAGTTGAAGTTTAGATGAACAACTGAAGCTAGTAACAAATCTCTGTCTGATACAGAAATCATGTCGTTATCGACCAGCTCATTTACATAGTTAAAGAACTTGAGTGCATTGTCTCTATTTCCTTCAACCAGATCAACAAACTTTTCTGGGTCTTGAACAATAGCTTTAATTTTTCTAACACGATCTTTATCAAGCTTAGCTGCAATAAGAGCTTTTTGAGCTTCCTTGAAAGACCGTGAAACTCTAGAAACTTTTGGAGGTGCTTCACCAGCAATGCTTCTTCTTAGAGTATCAGCAGTCTCTTCACTGATATTACCAGTTAGCTTATGTTCAATTACTGCTGCATCAAAAGTATCCAATACTTCTACTGGTACTTCTGGTTTGATTGCAGCTTCTCTATCTTGAGAAGTTGCAGCAGATCGTGCAGCCTCAAGAAGTCTAACAGACAACTCATCGGAGTCTGCTTTTCTTTCAGCAGCTGGCTTGGCAGTGTTTCGTGCTTCCTTTAGAAGCTCTGGTAAGTTTCGTGTAGACTTCTTCTTACCTTGTTCAAACTCTGCCTTGATAGCTTTAAACTCTTCTTTGGTTAGCTTCTTCTTAAGACGGCCAAACCAAGCTGAGCGACTCTTTTCTAGTTCATCGTAAACCCGTTCCCGCTCTTTTGGAAGACCGACAGCTTCTGTTTCTGCTTTCTTGGCATCTTCCAACATCTTCTTACCGTTGAACAAGACACGCATTTGGTCTTGAATTGACATTTGATCGAACTGCTCACCAGCTTCAATGAAGCGTTCGCTTCCCTGCTTAGTGGTTCGTCTGGCAAACTCAGTCATAACCTCAAAGATATTGCGGACAGCTCTGTTAGGAGCTACTCGGGCAACATACTCTGGAACTGTTTCGCCTTCGTATCGTCGTGTGCCAGCATCTTCTGGTGTAGCTCGGGCTGCATCAGGAGATCTAGCTGCTTCTCTTGTTTCTGCGCGATCAACTCTAGCTTCGGTATCAGCAGCTAGCTTTTCAGGAGTTACTTCTGTATTTTCAATTACAGACTCCATAGTAGCCTTTTCAACAACAGGAGCATCAATCAATGCGCGTTCTCTGCGATTGAAGACACCTCTAATATTGTCAATACTGTTACCTAGTGGGGTAGATTCAAAAGTAAATCGCTTATCTGCAATGTTTCTGAATCCAGTCTTTGGATCAATAAGAACACCAGACAACCGATTATTGACAGCTCCAATGCCGCTGCGTAGAAGACCACCACCCAAACCAAACACACCACCGAAGAGTGCGCCTGATTCTAAAGCGGATGTAGCCATCATAGAAGCATTGTAATCCATCATTGCATTAGGGTTGGCATATAAAGTAGCAGCACCGAAAGCAATCTCTCGCTTCTGTCTGGCATACTCAGATAAACCCCCTTGTACAGCACCAAAGGTAAATGATGCAGCTGCTCCACGGATAAGACCAAAGTTAGCTACATACGAAGGCATGATGCCTAGTGGTAGTTTATATAAAGTCTCAGTGGTATAAGCTGTAGCTCGTAGAGCGCGACCTGTAAATGAAGCAGCGTCATAAGCTTTCTTAAGTCTTAGGAATAATGAAGTGCCTCCCAAAGCAGTAGTAGCTGCAGAAGCTGCAACGCCACCAGCAACTGCACCAGCAGCTGTACCGGGTGGGCCACCTATGAAAGTACCAGCAAGAGCAGAGACACCCATCAAAGTCAGTTCAGCTGTTGCGCTAGGAATTGTATCTGGGCTGTTAATCATGCCACCAACAAAAGTATCACGAAGCAATCTGAATTTATCAGCAGTTGTTGGAGTGTATGTAGCCATCCTACGCTGCATATCAGTTGAGTTTAACTGAGCCATAATCCGCATCATGGCATGATCAGCATTAGGAGAATCAGCAATAAAATCCTGAGTAATACCATTCTCTAATAGATATTGCGATACAATGTCATCAGAGAACTTTCCATAATACCAAGAACGAGAATCAAAGTTTGGGTCTTCTCTATTGAGAACCTTTTCAATATCTTTAGTATCACCAGCTAATTCTTGATCGGCAAAGTAACCAGTAAGCCCAAAGACATCCTGAGCCATCATCTGGTCAATCCAATCGAAGCCTAGCTTTTCGGTTGCTTTATTCTGTGCTTCTGAATAAGCAATCTTAGCAGTTAGATCTCTAATCTGCTTTTGTCTATCAGATAGCTGGTCGTAGGAGAGGGTAGAAACATCTACCCCCTCCTCGGCCTCCAGCATCATGTTTAGACTCTTTAGATCTGCATCAATGGCTTCTTTGGTAAGCTCTGAGTCTCCATAACGGAGAGGTGTCAAAGGAGCCTTACCAATAAACTGTCGCCATGTTGCACCCTTTGTGGGATCATTGGCAATACCAAGAATGCCATCTGATACACCAGTAAGGTTTCCTTCCATAGCACCAAGAGCTTGTGTCAGTGCGTAGTACTGGTTATAAGTTTCTACTTTCTTGATATCACCTCTTGTATAAGCAAGAGGATTGGTCAAGTTTGATGGATCTAGAAACTCTAGATTATCTCCATCATAAGCAGCCAGTACCTGACCGGGCGCATAAGCATTTAGTCTTAGCGGCCCAGCCGTAGGTGTTTCTGGAACAATAGGAAAACCTTCAGAGAAATTTAACATTAGTTAGTTCCTTTCTGGGAGCTTTGCGCCATAAATAGGATTAAGCGATTCGTTCGTTTGTTTCTGGAATTACTACAGCTACGGAGTTGAAAATATCTTTAATAGCTTTTCTATAATAATCGTTTTCTGGAAAAGCTTTAAACATTAAATTCCAAATATGATAGCCAGATCTTTTTGACTTATGTTTTTCTTCTTGGTGTTTTGAAAGTGTTTCAAACATTTCACCAATATCTTCAAATGTTGCTGTTTCTGGCTTAAACGATTTATTAGTAAGTAAATAATAATCTGCTTTAGCTTCGGCCAACCACACAGGCATTTCTACTTCGCTAAACACATATCTCAAATACTCTATACCTTTATTCTGTGCTTCTATATCATCGGGATATTCTTTTTTAAACTCAGCCCAAACTTCGTGTGTAAGATTATTCCAAAAACGGTTTATTTTTCTAATATGAAGAGGTTGTGCAGTATGTGATAGTTCATGTAGCATTGATGTACTATCCGTTTGCCCTTGTATATCAAACCATATCCAACTTCCTTTTTCTCTATCTGGTACTGCCATACCCTCAGCGTTTAAATCTTTATCAGTAGTATATACTGGTATTTTTCTATCTAGTACCGTTTCTTTATATAAAGGAAGACTGGTTTCAGAAACTCCTGCTATATTTTTATTTGTTTCCCTAAACTTTAATGCTTGTTTAAAAAGCTCTTCTGCTTTTTCTTTTCCATATATTTTTTCATAACTTTCTCGTAATGTTTTAGTATATGCAAATTTAAATTCAAAGCCAGAGTATTTTCGTGGTTTTCTTAAATTTGCTTCATTTTTATTTTCTTCTATAGCTTTTCTCATATCTGAAACTATAGTTTGTCCTAAATCAGACAATACCGTAACTACTTTAGAAATATCTGCTTTTGAAGTTTCTATTAGTTTTCTTTCAGTTCTTTCTGTTTCTTCAGCTTGTTGTTGTTGTAACATATCGGCAATCATACTAACTCTTGTTGAGACTGCATTCTTGCCGGGACGGGTAAAGTACCCATCTGGTTTTAAAGTCAAAGCAAAGAAATTACGCTTAATCATAGCCAATGCGTTTGGATCTTTAGCAATTGCCATTGCTTCTTCTTTAGTTATAGTTTCTTGTGCAGATATGATAGCTTGATGAAGTTCATCAGCAAACTGATTTGTTTTAAAAGAATCCATTACAAACTGGTCATCTGAAATGGTTTCTAGTGCTGCGTTGAGCTGCTCCATTTCTGACTTATCTTTAAACTCTGTAGATGCTAAAACTCTAATTTGATACTCTAGCTCTAAAGGAGTAAACTTTAAGCTTTTAATCTTTGTCCAAGATGATTGTGTTAGACCACTAGAAGTAATTGAATTATAATCAAAATCAGCCGTCTTAACAAAGTTAACTAAGTTAAAAGCTTTTTCTGGAATCGTAATACTATCATTAGCAGGAATATTAGTCCTACGCAATAAAGCCGTATCATCATTACCAAAGATTTTAGGGAACCATTTTGTTGGATCTTGTCTAATACTTTCTTGACGATACATAGTAATAGCATCTGGATAATTACCAAGTAATACCTGTCTCATAGACATTCTAGGATCAGTAGCCGACTTTAGTAGCTGCTCAAATTGAGGAGCATACTTTAGCAACTCTTGTTCTGACATAGTTTTATTTAAGATGGTTTCAAGTTCTGGGTAAACAGACTTAAATTGTTTTTTAGTTTCTATACCACTAGACTGCCACCATCTACGAACATTATCAATAAGATCTGTAATTGAGTATTCTTTGTTTAACCAAGATTTAGATGCTTGATTTTTAGCCCAAGCTTCTGGACTAGACCGTTCAGTTGCAGGCCAAACATCCATATCCATATTAAAGTTGGATAAATCATTTATGATTCTATCAAAAGTTGTTTTTTCTTTTAGTTTAGAGTGTCCGGGTAAAAAGTATTGTTCAGGTATTTCAGCTGGTTTAAACGGAAAACTATTATGTTCTAAATAAATTTTACCCCAATCAATAAAGCGGAAGTCATTAAACGACTTTAGATCAGTATCATAAGAATACTTCATAAACTCTTTATGAAAACTTTCTAGCTGTTCTGCTGGTATAGTTGATGGTCTAGATAGCTCAGCAATACCATTTGAGCTTGGCATCTTCTTATCAACAAAGAAAGACTTCTTTGCTTTTTCAACCCTGTCTTGTTTAGCTTTAAACTTACCAATTTCAGACTCCACAACTTCCTGTGGCTTTGATGAATCAATAACCATAGTGAAATCTTTTGTTGCCTGATCTGGAGTAAACATATAGTAGTTACCGTCTTTCTTGTACAAGTTTAAACCTTGGTTAAGACGATCAAAGACCCCATTATAGAATGCTGTACTAGAAGGCTCATAAAGAATAATGCCTTTTTTATTTCCCTCTTTACCTAAGAAATCTTCTGCGGTAGACTTAGTAATAAACTCTAAGCTTGATTGTCTACCACTAACTAATTCTTTATTTTCACCATATACTTTCATAGCATTAAAAATATAACCCATGAAATCAACTTGGGTCTTAGCTCCATTTGCTACTGCTTTATCATATAGGATTCGGAGATTCTCTTCAGTAAACAAAGCTTTATTTTTATCATAGATCTGCTTACCATCTGGAGTAATTGCTACTTCCCAAGCAAGCTCTTGAACATCAGTTAGTTGAGGATCAGACTTAACAATATCGTGGAAAGCTACATTGTTCTGAGTAAAGAATGTTAATGCTCTTTCAAAAGAAGACAATGGTTCATTTATAGTAGTAAAGATAACTGCTCTAGCTGGTAGATAAGATTCATTTACTTGATCAAATACCTGAGGTGGAGTCATTGTTCCAGTATTTGGAACTGTCTCAACATCATAAGATACTGGCGAAATATCATAGTCTCCAGCTTCTGCTTCTAGATATCTATCTAAACCAGAATTGAATTCTTTTGATACATCTCCTGATCGGTCTGTTTGAGAAGGAATAAAGATTAAAGGCATACCATCCGCTGTTCGTGGGGTAATAGCACCTAGTTCTCTAGATCCTCTGACAGTCATTACATCTTTATAATCTGTGCCTGATACACCCTTGATCTCATTAAACTTAATTGGAAGACCTCCGCGTGGAGTACCAATAAAGTTATAGTTCTGTTGGGTAACATCAAGATCAGCTTGTAACCACGGAGCAGCACCCTGCTCAGTCATTACTGGAAGATCATCATAGACGATCTTAGCATAAGCGAGTCGCTCATCAAAAGATGGTCGTGTCACATCGCTAATGCTAGGAGCCATACCACGCTTTTCCATTGCTGTTGGTGTGGAAGCAATAACTAAACGCATAAGCTCAACTAAAGGTATTTGACTGCGAATGCGTTCGCCTCTTTCGCCTCTCTTTGTATAGATAGCTCCATTAACCAAAGCTGTAAATACTTCAGTATCTAACTTTGGGCTAATCTGTCTTGCAAAGCGTAGTGAAACATCTTCAAGATTTTCTCCAGTTACATTACCTGTCCAGTTTGTACTGAACAAGTGAGCACCAACCAAAGCTTTATTTTGTTCTTTAGTTGCTATAGCTTTATCGTTTGAAGTAAGTCTTTCTCTTTTTTCTTCGGGTAAACCAGCAAGCTTAGGTGTGCTTAGTAGACGCTCTCTAGCTCCACTAAAGTACATTAAGTTAGGTGTATAGATAACATTTGGTATACCAGTAGCTTCATTTGGAAGAACCAAATAGCCTTCCCGCTTAATATGTTCTTTTAACAGTTGAGTCATATCAGCATTTTTGCGGTCTGGATTATCTCTATAGAGATTTTCATTAGCATCCATAATAGCTGTGATTCTAGCAACCATAGGAATAAGCGCAGGGTTCTGAGTAAGCAAAGCTGATGCCGACATCTCAGGAGTTTCATCAACTAAGTTCTGACCAGTAGTTGTAAAAGATAATGCATCTTCTTCTAAACCTAAGTTAAACTCTGCAGCTATACCATTAAGGACTGTTGTTAGTTCTTCATACTTAGTTACTTCTGTTGGATTCTCTGCAACATTGTAAAGAGTTGCACCAGACCGTAGCTTTTGGATACGACCCCAAGTTCCTTTTAGCATCTCCCGGTTAAGACCAGTGATCTGAGGAAGCTGTGTTAACTCAAAGCCATTCTTAATATGCATGCGCATCATAGATAGTTTAATCTTTTGTCCTTCATCAAGACCTTCGATTCTATCTATTGCATTCTCTGATAAATGATCTGGAACATTAGCAAAAGCTGTTGCCACATAAGCAGCCATACCATTGTTTGGTTGTTCTGTTTCAACAACATCTTTTATCATTCGTTCCATATCTAAAGTAAATTGACCACTAGAATTCATTACAGCACTATAAGGCCCATATGAAAAATTATCTATATCAACCAATCTTTTAAAGTCATCGGGTGATTGTAATGCATCAATATACTGTGGTTGGAAATACCATTTACCATCTTCTCTTTTAACAACAGGTGAATTTACTTCGCCTGTCATTGGATCGGAAATAGTTAGCTGACTCCAGTTACCAGACATGTCTTTTTCAAATCCTATTATTGGTAGGTTTGGATTTTCTGGGTGTGCAGGAAGAGGGAATGCTCCCAAAAATACTTGTGGTTGGATCTTTGAATCTCTTACACCAGCACCATTCTTCCAAGCAGCATAACCTTCTTCTTCCTTTACTGCACCATTAATAACTCTTTGTGTTTCATAAAGAAGTTTATTTGCAAACTTATCAATATCTCGTAGAGAGCTTCGTGATGTCAGCGCTAGTTCTTGATACTTAAGACCAAGACTAGTTATATCTAAATCCTCAGCAAAATAATTAGCACTACCTAAAACATTAATAGCTTCGTCTTTAAAACTTTCTTTTGTCTTTTGGATCTCTGTTACTAAATCATTAATTACTTTGCTATTAGGCGGTCTTTTTTCTTTATCGGCATTATAAATCTCAGTACTCTGCTGGAGATAGAAATCATCCAGTGTACTCTGATATTTATCCTTAAGTTCTACTACACCATTTCTTTTGGAAGTAATAAGGTAGTCTAGAACATTTTCATAAGTTTGTGCAGCTAGTTGAGAAGCGTTTTGACCTAGAGTATACCAATCAATATTGGCAGCTTCAATTCCAATCTGCTGCTGTGCAAACTGTACTTGACCTTCCTGATAAACATTGGCAACTTCAGGAGGAGTAAATCCAGCCTGTGGGCCTGTCTCAAAGATAGTCTGCTGTAGTGGCTCTAGTCCACCACCCATTTGATTATTCCGTTGTGCCATTTAAATCTCCGAACATTGTTGGATACTTGGACATTGCTGTATAAATACTTTCAGCTAGTTCTTGTTCATTAGTAATACGCTTGCTAGCAATCTCTCCTTTAAGACCACGAATAATCTGGTCTTGTGGATTGCTTTCAGCATTGATGGAGAAAGCTTCACCCCAACGATCAAGGGCATAGAAGCCTTGTTCAAGAAGCTTGGTAGCCTCCATTGCAGACTGTCTTTCTTGCATTGAAATGACTGAGCGTTGTGCTGATAGTTTCATATCAACAGCTTGCTTGATTGGGTTGATTGCGCTGTCTCTAACTAAGACTTGCTCAGCAAACGATGGCGCACCAAACTGATCTTTTGGAAATACTTGCTGTCTATTTTCAACAGCAAAGCCGGGAATAAACTGGTTGTTTTGTCCATAGATTCCAATACGGCCATTAATAACATTAGCGACATCAAATAGATTTAGCTGCTCTAGTCTTACAAAGTCAGCAGTGTGCTGTTCAACAGATACATCGGGATCAAGATCATTCTGTAAGATAAAGTTATTTATCTTGTCAGATAATGATTTGCTATAGACTTGATTAGCCTTACTAAGATTAGCATTGGCAACCGTTGTTGATAGCTTTGCCAACTCTGGCTCCAGCACAGTTCTTGCCCATGCTGGCGAGTTATCAATACGATCTCTTAAGAAGAACTCTTTATTAGAGACTCCATTAATTAAGTTGACTTCGTTTAGTGTTACATTAACAAAGTCAGACTGTGCTCCTTCTATTCCCCTTGGATGAATGTTTTGATATGTTTGCCAGTATTCGTTACGAGCATTATTGGACATACCATCAACATTAATATTTTTTTTCCAGTAGTTGAAACGACTTACTGGATTATTTGGGTACATTTTAGAAGCAACTTCTGATACCTGTTTAATCTTTGCAATATCCTGCTTATCAATTAGTTCTTGTTCTTTTGTAGATATAGAGATTGTTCCTGATACAGACTCAGAAGCAATCTTCTGCAAAGAAGACATAAGATCTTTCTTAGCCATTAACTACCTCCAAGTTGAAATAATTGAGTTGTATTATGGATTAAAGTAAACACTACCTACTCCTGTGTATGGTGCTGCTTGGCTACTTATATTCCCATATCCCGGCATAACTCTTCTTGATTCCATATCAGCACTTGCATATGGAGCACTACCGCCACCACCACCGCCACCGAATCCGCCGCCATATTGCAACTGTGCATTAATACCAGCAGACGCACCCTGCAGACCAGCCTGAATAAGTCCGGTTGTCAAAGCGGCACTAGAGTTATCTGGAATACCACCCTTAGCTGGAATAAAGATACCAAGATCTGGGGCAATAGATGAAGCTCTTTGGGCAAGCCGTGCTTGCTGTTGAGTTACAATATCCTGATAGGCACTTCTATGGTTTAACTTTAGAGCTACCATGTTATTACCTAGTGACTCAATGTTCTGACGGAATAAGGCTCGGGCTGTACCACTAGTTGGGTTCATTCCCCGGCCTGTTGTTGCTGCCAAGAACTGTGCGTTAACTTGAGCAGTCTGTTTACTTAGTGTACTTTTTTGATTGTTAAAAGACTTGTCTAAATAAAGCTCGGCCATTGCTCGTTCTTTATTTGCAGCCCTTTCAATTTGTACATTTCTTTCAAGATTAGCTTGGAACTGGCGCATTGTATTTCTATCTTGCGCCTGCTTTTGCCACTGTGCTTGAAAGTTTGCATTACGCTGCTGGATTTCTGCAGCCATTGCTTGAGACTTAGCTTGGCTTGAAGCACCAAGCGCACCCATTACTCCTGAAGCTAAAGCCATTCCACCAAGTGCAATTGCTACGCCCATTTTAGTCCTCTTTCTATGAATAAGAGAATTTCATCTAACGAAGAATTTAGATCTTCAGTATAGACTCTCTTTAGTTTAGTTTCTTCAAAAGTTGATAACCATTTTTCTGTATTCTCAATAAAAGGAAACAATGAAGATGAAGGAGAATCTAAAGACAATAATGAAGGATTTAATCTACATTCATCTTTAAATACCTTATAAATGCTAGCTAGTTGAGCTAGTTTATCTTGTCGTTCTAATACAACAATACCACCTATATTTTGTTTATCAATCGTTAAAAAAGTAGGATACCATAGTTTAACCAAACAATTATTTATTGTTGGATTGTATATAGGTGTTTCCCAATATCCATTTATATTGTGTTCTTCGACAGTTAAGTTAGATATAAACTTATGTCCATGTATAGGTATTCCTTTTTGTTTTGCTTGTTGCATTACAAAGGATGTCCCTGTTCTTGGACCTAAGCCTGTTACTATAACTATACTCATTTTCTTTTGCGGTTTAGAATTGATTTACCAAACTTATTTTCTTTTGGTTCTTTTCCATTTAGCAGGACAGCACCAGAGATTCTATCTCCTAGAATACCTAGGGATCTCTTGTTGCCCATCCATTCTTTTACTTTATTCTTGTAATCTTCTTCTTGTCTTACAACCATTTCCTTTTCAGGGTCGATTGCCAAAGCATCAGTCCAGTAAGACACAGCAGCAGCAAGGACATCAACACGGTCATCGTGCTTCAGTGCTCCGCGCTTTTCCTGCATTCTGGTAATCTGAATTTGATTATCTTTGTTAAGCAATACTTGAGTATCCATGACAAGTCTATGCTGAGACATGATAGGTTCAAGAGTATTGATTATTCGTATTTCCTTTTGACCAGATACCTTGAATTCCTCAATAGCAACCTGACCACAATTTTGCATAACGACGGGTGTAAGAATCTTTCCAAACATACCATCACCATAGTTAGACTCATATCTAACTAGATTGATATTGTACTGATTGATTAACTTACAGATTTGTTTTAATGTGGGTGTGTCGTACCCGCCTTGGATACCAATGAGTTCATGGATGACAACATAACCATGAGCGAATGACGCAACGCATATTGCAGTTTCATCCGCGCCACGACCAGAGGGGTCAATGAAGAGAACGGTCTGTGAGTACGGGACAAACTTAGGTTCAATGTGCATCGGCTCATAGACTAGATCTCCCTTCATGCCGAACGAGGATACCCGCCTATTAACCACGCTCTTTGCATGGACTATTTTTACGGGGAATACTTCTGGATCGACATCAATAACAATTAAGTCTTGGAGTCTGAGCGGATACTTTTTGTTGTCTGCTGAAGTAGTTTTGAGTTTATAGTGGAGTTCAAAGTTTGTAGGACCAATCTTTGCTTCAAGTTCAGCAAGCTTCTCATCCGAGAATCGTTCTGGCTGAGTCGAACAACCCGGCTCCATACCCAACTGCAGCACATAGGAATCAACATCTTCAGTATCCTCTGCATTATCCAAGTCTGGCATTACCGCTGGAAACTTGATAATCTTGTAGATACCACCTAGTTTATTATATACAGAGTCTTTGGATTGTGGTGTACCAAGAAATCTGATTGAGCAGTCCTCGCCTTTGTTCTTGACATTCTCAAGTTCAAGGCAACGCTCCCATAGTTTCTCTCTAGCCTGTGGGCTATCGGAGTTCTCAGGAATCTCTACATCGTCACCAATGATCTTGTCTGCGTGTAGACCTGTAATCTGGGAGGTAATACCTCTGGCAGTTACTGATAGATCCTGAGTGAACTTAGTTCTATTGTTTACATTAAAACCAAAAGCACTATCCTTATCGGACTCTTGTGGTTCTAGCGTTGTCATGTATGGAACTAAAGTTAGAATGTTTCTGGTCTGGGATACGAACTTGATTGCCTTGTCTGCTGTGGCAGAAAGTACAAGTATTGTAGTATTAGGATTCCGTAATAGAACCCAAGATACATAGCAAGCCGTAATTACACTCTTGCCAGCACCACGCCCTGCCTGTAGGATATGGTCGTTTGGACCATCCTGTAGGCGGTTGGCTATGGCATACTGGAGTGGGGTAGGTTCACCCAATCCCAAATACTTAAAACAAAAATAGAGGTGATTACGGAAGTCGTCTATGACCTCTGGGGGTGGCTTCATGGTTTGCCTCCTAATGGCCCTAGAATGGCCTATAAACGGTTTTAATGTGTCATGGCTATCTGGGTAGCCTAAATCAAACGAATGGTTCCTAAGGGCATTTCTGCCCCTAGGAACCGGATATTAAATCTGTGACGATTTAAACTTAAATGGCATTCTAGACTTTATGGACTCCTCAAGGGTATCCAAGGTGCTAGAAGGGATGCCATCTAATGCTTCCCGGTTGTCGTTAACCACGCCGCGAACGACTTGGTATAGACCGGGTGTGGATTTTGTATCATCCTTAAGATCATTTAATAGTCTTTCTATTAAACTCTGATTAAGGAGATTGATTAGTTCTTTGTTCACTTCTTCTTGAAAAGCTCAGGAAGCTTGCTTACTGGTACGACAGAACCAGCAATGTAGCCTACTGCACAAAGCATAAGAGCGAACCAAACTGAACCTAGGAATGAATCCATATTATTTACTCACTTTCTTGTACGCAGCGTCGAACGCAGGATCACTGGCTCTCATCACTGCTATTGCTTCACGAATGGTGGTTGGATCTGTATCATCCTTGGCTTCAGCTAGCACCTTAGCTTGCTGGAGTTTTTTATCAGGGATAAACAATCCTAATGAATAGACCACCTTTTTGATTAGGGAACCTACTCCGGTATACCAGAGAAGGAAACATACACCGATTACCGCTAAGGCAATTGCCCCATAGGTAATCATATCTCCCCACCAAGGGATAGTATCTTTTACATTGCCAACGGCTCCTGCTATGTCTGATGATTCACTAATGATATTGTTAGCATGCTTGTGAGCTACTTTAATATCATTAGTTCTTATAATTGACATTGCTTCTCTTTGGATATAATGATTACTTGTGGATATTTCTTTAGTTGCAGAACATCCAGCCAAAAATACTAAGCCGATGAAATAACGGATCATTTTGACTCCAGCATTTCAACACGGTACTTTAGTGCCTTTAAGTCACCTACTACTGTGATGATGTTTTTGCTGTTTTCAATATCAGCCTTTACTAGATCTTTAGTTATTTCTTTGAGCTGCTTTAGCTCTTCTGAGTTAGATTCGATCATTGCTTCTCGTTTACCTAACCTGACAATGACAGTTACTACACCAATGGTAAGAATAGCTAACTGCATAACAGAAACATAAATTGCAAGGTTATTTTCAACCATAGTTACTCCTTAATAACTACAATACAAAATATAATTATACGAGATACCAATGTAGTGTAACTGCTTTTAGCCAAGTAGAAGAATTGGAACCAGCAGCCCCTGTTCCTCCGTTACGATTAAAATTAACAGAAGCAGCACTATTAAAAACAGTGGCACTTTGTATGTAATAAGAATAAAGGCCATCTCCAATACTGTTATTATAGTTAGTTCTTATTAACAGTCCTTTCCACTGTCTACCATCACCACTAGTACCAGGAGCAGTAGTGGTTTGTTGGGAATCCGCAGTGCCACTCCAACCATGGTTAACAATAACAGGCATAAAACGATTGTCAACATAATTCTTAGTAGTTACTGTAGTAGCCGCATCTCCAGAAACAGTAGCCGCTGAACTGATCTTACCAGTAGCAGTAATAGCACCAGTTACACCCAAGCCATTAGACAATGATGTAACACCTGAAGAATTGATAGTAAGCCTATCTGTATTATCAGTTTTTACAATAAAGCTACCAGTAGCACTAGCACCAGTACCAAGAACTTGGTCTGTAGATCCAGTAGTAAGATTACCAGCAATAGCCATATAAGTTCCAAGGCTTGCTGTAGTTGCATAAGGCGACAAGGCTGTAGTTAAAGCAGCCTGAGTAATAATCTCATTATTAGCGACAGGAGCTGTAGCGATTGTATTATTAGCTACAAGCCATGCTTTACCAGAAGTAGGAACTCTTAGTACTAGATCGCCAGCTGTTGCTGGAGATACGGTAGATGCCTGTCGGTTAATACTTGTAGTGCTACTAGCTGCTCCAAGTGAAATCTTACTTTCGCTGTTTAGGAGAGTTAGTGTAGATGGTGAGTTGATTGTAACATTACCAACTAGTGTAGTTGCTCCGTCTACATTCAAAGTACTATCGACATCCAATGGTGATTGAATATTTACAATACCAGTTCCATTGGGATCTAGATTAATATTACCATTAGTATCAGTACTAATGATTGTGTTGTTGCTAGAACCTAGTGTTAGATTCTTAGCAGTAACAGAACCAAAAGTTGGAGTAGCTGCTGTATGGATTGCTTGTGGTAGCGTCAGTGTAACTGATCCAGTTGAAGCTGAAACATTTACTTGATTTGTTGTACCAGCAAGTGAAGTTACACCAGCATTAGCAATAGTAAATTCATCTGTACCAGTGGTTGCTGTTAGTGTAATACCAGAACCTTGATTAATAGTTAAAGTATCAGTTGAGCTATCAGCAGCTAAATTAGTACCAGCAACAACAACAGTTCCAAAAGTATTTGGAGGTGTGGTTGAGTTAGTAATAGTAATTGTCTTAGAAGTGTTATCACCAGTAAGGCTAATGCCAGTACCAGCACTAAGGGTCAAATTAGTGCTGTTGGTATTTGCTGTTACTCCAGTACCACCAGCAGTGACAGTCTTAAAGATATTCTGAGAAGAACCAAGATCTGAGTTGGTAACAGTAAATGTTGTACCTTCACCTGCAGTACCACTAAGTGAAATACCTGTACCAGCACTAATGGAAGCAACATAGTTACCTGTAGTATGAGTACCAAGGGTAATTGAGTCCGCAGCTGGAGATGTGTTTAGTGAAACATTACCGCTACCATTAAATGAAACACCTGTAGCAGTTACAGCACCAGTAATACTAAAGGTACGGCTATTTTGGAGAGTAGTTGCTGTAGCTGCGTTATCACCAATGAATGCAATAGTTTTAGTTGTTCCTGCACTACGGAACTTTAGAATTCCGTTGTTGTGCCAAAGATCTCCATCTGCAAGAGTAGATGGATCTAAAGCAGCTGAAGGAAGAAGCATATTTGCTCTTCCAGAAGTAGGAGCAGCAAAAGACAATTTACCTGTCATTTGCTGTGTACCATCTAGTAACATACTAGCTAGTCTTAGTGAATTTACAGCACTACCTGAAGCAGCTGTAGATGAGCTAGTTGAGTTTATATTGTCTGTGAGATTTACACTAGCAACACCGCTACTAATAGTAAGACCAGTACCTTGCTTAATACCGCCGATTTGAGTATTAGTTGCTTGCTTAAGTGAAATAGCACCAACGCCATCAACATTAATACCACCATCGTTACCAGCAAGAATAGATACAACACCAGTAGAGCTTGCGGTTGCTGTAGCACCTGAAACAAGACGAGACAATCCAAAGTTTCTTGTTACAAGATTTCCTGAAGGAGTTGCTCCGGTTGTTAACCAAATGTTTAGAACCTTATTTGCTCCTCCTGATGTATCTAACCAGAAATAGCCATCATGTACAGTACCTGCTATAGCAGCTGCTGAGTAAGGTACAAAAGTCTTTGTAACTGAATCAGCTTCAAGCAAAATCATAAAGCTATTAACAGCACCAAGATCAGTAAAGGTTCTTTGATATCTATCAAAGCCTGTTAGATGACCTGATGTTTTTGATAGTGGTGACCAAGCATCTCTGTAGATCTGTGGTGTTGTAGAGCCAATTAATGTTGTTCCGGGTGTTAAAACTAGGTTTTGAATAAAACCATAGTTAACAGCATCGTTTTCTGTTATGCTAGCTGGAGCACGCATTGTCATGTTTATAACTGGTGCAGTAGCTGCACTAATTATACCACCAGATACAACAAGAGCATTTGCTTCAAGGTAGTTTTTTGTTACTACATCTTGAGCATTTGTTGGATTAGCAACATTAGCAATTCTTCTATTGCTGCCATTGTTTGCTGTATAAACAGAATTACCAGAGTCCCAAGCTAAAGCATTGTTAGTGACAACACTAGTTGGAATTCTTCCAACATCAAAAGTACCTGTTGTGATCTTAGCAGCATCTAAAGAAGGAATGTCTGTTGCTGTTAGATTTCTTGGTGTAATAGAAGATACTCTTCCTTTATTATCAGTTACAATAGTAAGAGCTGGTTGAGTATCTCCATATGTTCCTGCTGTTCCTGTGTTTGGAAGAGAGTTAACAGGTAGTTCAAACGAACCGGGACTTCCTGCATTAATACTTCCTAAAGGAATATTAGTAGGAATAAAGGTAAGAGGAATAGTTCCTTGACCAGCTGTTGTTGTATCTAACTTAGCAAATAGAATAGAACCATCTGCAATAGCATCTTTTGGTAAAGTATATCCCTGTGAAAGTGCTGCACTTAGTTTAGTAAGAGGAATGCTATTAGGAAGATCGTTTTCTTCCATGCTACGATGAGTAATAGCTGTTACACGACCCTTAGCATCATAAGTAACTCGTAACATATTGTTAGAGTTATTTGCTGCATTTTGACCATATGTTCCTGATCCAGTTACGCTTGTTGCTGGTAAATCGTTTACTTCAATATCACGATGAGAAGCACTAGTAATAATGCCTTTATTATCGACAGTAAAGCGTGTAAGAACATTTGTTCCAGTGCCAGATGCAGCACCATAAGTAGCTGCTGTGACACCACTAGTTGGAAGATCGTTATTACCTAAACTTCTTTGGGTTGCTCCAGTAATTCTACCTTTATTATCAACAACAAGTTGTAGCATGTTGTTATTATTATTAGCAGTACTCTGGCCGTAAGTATTAGCCGTTACTCCACTGGTTGGAAGATCTTCAGCTGCCATATTACGAGAAGCAATAGCAGTTGCTCTACCCTTAGCATCGACAGTCATGTATACCATGTTATTGGTATTGCCAGCTGTAGATACACCATAGTTTCCTTCTGTTGCTCCACTGTTAGCTAAAGCATCTGTTGGTAGTGTATAGCCTTGTCCTGAAACACCACTTAACTTTGATAGTGGAATATTGCTAAGGACAGTATTAGTCAATGTACCTGTAGTAATATTGGTTGCGTTGCGTACTTGGCCTAGCGTAGCTGCATCTGTATCATCAACAGCGTTTGCCATATTAGTAATTCTTAAAGCAGAACCACCAACTGGAGTTGCTGTAAAATTACCAGAAAATGGTACGGCTGCACCACCATTCATAGTTGTTCGGCGTACTGTTCCCTTAGTAATAGCATCATATACAGCACCAACATTGGTTGCATAAGTTGCACCAGATACTAGACCAGCACCAACACCAGTACTAAACTCTTCATTAACTTCACCAATAGATAAACTATTTAGATCAGTAATGTAGTTGTTAGACATCTTAAGATCGCTGCCACCCAAGAACGGACCATCAACAGCATTCTCATCAAACTTCAGAATAATTTCATTTCTAACTTTAGCAACAAGTTCTTGAAGAATGAACTTTAGCTGATTAAACTGAAGATTCAACTGTGTTGTAGTTAGTCTTGTGCCGGGAGCGAAAGTAACAATACTGTCAATAGATAAAGTTTTTCTTCTAATGATTACAGTATCTGCTTGTCTTACAACATTATTAACACTTGTACCAACATTGTTAACTAAGAAGTTAGGAATATCTAAAGTTTGTGGATCTCCATTTGAATCTAGAGTCTCTAATACAAATGTTCTAGATGATGGATAATATAAACTATTAGTAGTATAAGTTGGAATAGTACTAAGATCAACAACAGTTAAAATCTTTGTCTGTTCGTTGATTGAATACCATGCTTTAGGTAGAATAAATATTTGCCGTCTATCAGCAATGGTAAATACATTCTCACCAAACTTTGTGTCATAGCCTGTATCAAAGATACGCTCGACCTCAATCTGATCTATAAGAGGAACATTAGGAAGAAAGCTAAGTGTACTTAAATCGAATGTTCTAGTAGAAATAGAAGGATCAAGTTCCCCTGAAAATGTCAGAGAAACTTGAGCAATTTCTAGGTTATTATATGTTGTCATTATTTCTCCGGTTAAGTATCAATAGTTGTATACTTCTGTTTGAACTTGCCCTTGAATTCCATGTTTGTAATGTTTACTGGAGTAGGGTATTCACTGGAAATAGATATTGTAGTTGAATCTGAATAGCCCATAATCTTTGTAACAAACTCTCCTTGAACTTGGAAAATCTCAAGTGGAAGAGTATCTTCGTAGGCTGTATATTCAGGTCTAGTTGGAATATAGCTTGTAGTAAATGCAGTTCTTCCTCTATGAGTAACTTCAATATCATATGGGCCTGTGTAGTAATGTCTAAAGACAGCACTACGAATATTCAAGACACCATCAATAATATTGTTATTCTCACCTCTAATAAATAGTGTACTAAGTTCTACTCGCATCTTATACTTAATGCCGATATAGACATAGTAATTTGGTACTGCATAGTCTGCACCAAGAACTACAATTTCTGTGTATGGATTAGAACTAGCATCTACTTTGTTTGTTACAGATAGTGGTTGAATAGCAACATTGCTTAAATCTTCTGAGTCTGTTTCCCATCCTTTAAACAAGACTACAAAGTATTTAGATATATCTGTAATATCAGTATGTCCGGGCAATCTATAAGTAGTACTCGCTGTATAAGGATCATAGTCAGCATTGTAATTAGTAGGTTGTATTGTACTATTAATAATCTTCATCTTAAACATACGATCAAGACGAGGTACATATACATCCTCATTTAACATTAAGTTTCTATATAGATAGTAAACATAAGTACCAGAATCTTGGCTTGTCTCTCTTTTACTTACGACATACATATAGTTATCATAGCATTGAAGAGTTTCAATAGATTCCTGATCATCTAAAATATATCTATAGAAAGAGTTTTGAATAACCCGATCACCACTGAATCTATTAATATAACCATAGATATGGTTGGGCTGATCGTCATCTACAAACAGCAAAGTATCCTGAGCTGGAGCCGTGGCTGCAGCACGATACTTTCGGGGAAGATAGCCAGCAGCTTGGCTGGATACTTCGACAGCCGAGGCAAAGCCCATGTTTCCCTTGCCTGTAAACAGGAACAGACGCTGCGAGTCAAAGAAATATAGTCGTGATCCAATGAACTGAGGATCAAGAATAGGAGCAGTAGAGTAATAAGTTACTGGAGCTACTGCGACATTGCTTGGTGAAATTTCAGCATCAGATGCACCAGCTAACTGGAACTGTGTATTTGCCTTTGTGTTGATAAACATATAATCTTCAAACGGAGTCATGCTTGTGATTTCACAATAGTTATTTGAAGAGACACGAATATCAATAGGGTCTGTACTTACAATATTAGAAGGATCGTCATAAAATAGGTTTTCATATTCACCCATTTGTGATGAAAATACAACATCATCTGCAGCAAACCAAAGTCTATCTTTGAATACTGCAATGCTTGTAATAGGAACCTGTCTTAATGACTTTCTATCAACAGTCTTGAAGATACTTGGACCGGGATTAGATCGCTTGTCACCACTAGTTCTAGCAGTCCATTTGATTGGCTCCATGTTCCATGTAGTTACATTGGAAGCATTAATTGTTACCACAAGCTTTTGTGGCATTCGTCTTGGATCAATGTAAGAATGCTCGTCTGGTGTTCTTACCTTTTGCAGATAAGGGCGACCATCGGTTGTGATTTCTGTTGTATGTACAATAATACCTGTTGTTCCACTTGTCTTATAGATACCTTTAAGCGGATCTGTTGCATCATAGTAAAACTTCTGTTCTGTTGGATTCCAAGAAATAACTCTATAGAAACCAGAGGTAGAGTTTAAATAGGGATTAACCATAAAGAAAACTTTACCACGACCGTCAATAATATTGTTTAAGTCTGTATCAGCGTCGTACAGAGATCTAAGCATTTCTCTTGCTTTAGTATCTGTAGTTGTTGTTAGCTTAGAATTATTGCTATACCAGTCATCTGCTTCTGGTGGTAGTTTTACATCAGAAAGATCGTCTACCTTTTGACCAAGATACTGTTTATCTGATTCAAAATAAAAATAATCATCTACTGAAATATAATTAGCAGTCTGTATTACAATAGAATAAACAGAAGAAGAAGTTGGTGTTACAGTCCAAGTGCCAGAAATAGTAGCAACTTTGGTTGTGCCATTATAAGCTGTTATTACTTTACTTTGACCAGAGCCTGTACCAGATGTAATTGTTATTGTTTGGCCAATATACGCACCATCAGTAGTAGAAGCAAAAGAATCTAAAGTAATTGAACTAGAAGTACCAGCAGTAGCCGTTCCTTGTACATTCTGTACACTTAGATCTACTGAAAATCTAGATTCATTTGTTGTGTGAGGGCTTAAATTAGCACCATAAATATCAGCTTGTTTGGTAGCTCCATTATAGTTTTTAATCCATCTTGTCTGACCTATACCCGGACCAGCTGTAACAGTGACTGCATACCAATTATAAGCGTCGTCTACATTAGATGAAGAATCAGACAAATGTAAATGAGTAGCAGTTCCTGCTGTTCTGCTTTGTCCTGTATGGACAGCTGGTTTCCATCCTAATAAAATATCATCAGAAGTTTGTGGAAAGCCATCATCGCCAGTAGCATATACTCTCATAACTTTAGATGCAGTATAGTAAGTAAGTTTACGACCCTCAATATCATCAGTTACTGTGACATCACCATTGAGATCAAATAACTTACCACCAATATCTGAACTAAAGCCAGCTCGTACATTCTTGTTTAGAATGACAACGCTTGATCCTAATGATACAGCCTTAAGAGATTCTTTAGCTGTCTTGTTATTGGGATTGTGTGTAATGTAAGCTCTAGTAATTGAACTTACTGTACCACTTACATTGGTTTGTGTGTCTGGTGTTAGGTCTTCCCAAGATCCTGTAGGGTATACACGGAAGATATAGAATAACTTATCACCATCGACAGTAGCATCAAAATCAATTACAACTAAAAAGGTATTGTCTTCGTTAATGCTATACCAATAGAACCATAAGTCATGGGTTGGATCGACATCAGCTAATGCGTATAAATCAAGCCGCATTGAATCTAAAGAAATATCCCAAGAAGAAGCCGTAGTCACGGTTTTCTGCGGAACAATCTCAAAGCCGGGTCGCTTCTCAAAGTTTCGTTCAAGAGACACCAGAGCATTATCAATGTTCTGTGCTTCATTAGGTTGTCTTCTATTTGGAGACTGTCGCCCTACACTGTTTAAGGTATAAACTGGAATAGTAGTTGTAACTAATCCAGCCCGTGGTCCTCGTCTTCGTATAGCCATTAAATTCCTCCGGTACGCCAGTACCTAAATCTGTTTGGATCACTGAAGTAACGAGAGCGCATTGCTGCATCTCTTAGAATACTTGAGGATGAAAAGATGTTTTTCTTCTTATCATTTACATCTGATGCTTTACCTTTGATACTATGCAGTTGTTCCTGATAACCTAAGAAAGCATCGGTTGCTTCATCACCTTGGGTAATACTCTGGTAATGGCGCATAGCGGTGGCAAGAATAGCTCGCTGTGCGGTTGTTTCCAGATTCTCCCAAGGGAGTTTCATTGTGTATTCAATATAATAAGGACCAGATTGATGCTTCCAGATATCTGTGTTATCTGTAATATTCCATAATCTAGCAGGAGAAGAATTAAATAAACCTCTTGCTTTAATGATTGTCATACCATCCGCAGCAAAATGATTTGAAACTAGCTCAAGTGCTAGAATACCTTCTTCATCGCTGTCTGGTGTAGGAAATACGATTGTACCATCAGCAGTCAATTCATATTTTTTAATAAACTTATTAGAAGCAAGACCTCTTAACTGGTAGTCAAGACTAGTCTGCTCTAGGATTGTGTTGGCAATTCCAGTATCAATACCTGATTCGCCTTCTAGGTCGGCTACAAGGTTTTCGCCTGAAGCCAATAGCATTTGATTAATTGCTTGTAACTTAGTAATTAAGCCCATATAGCCTCCTTGTTGTTAGAACAAAAAAAACCACCCGGCTCCCACTTAAGGGAGCCGGGGGTAGATAATGATCACCTCCTCTTCAAACGCGGTTTATAAAGACAAACCCGAAAGTAGAGTGTGAATCAATCATTAGACTACAGAGAAGTACTCTGCGGCGAAGCCGTTAGCGAGGTTGTTTGCAGCACCGTTCAAGAGTGCGCGTAGATCGCTGCGGCTTGTAGAACCATCAATACCAACGATAGCACGGCAAAGCTCTGGGCGAACTAGACCAGTACCCTTGAGCATGCTTGCAACGGTGAACTGAGTGTTACGACGAACATCAGCAACGGTATCAACCTTCATACCCTGTAGGGATAGACCAGCAACTGCTTCTGGCTGGAAGATAATGCCGTGGAGGTTAACGCCATCGCACTTTAGGTTGTACTTAGCAGAACCGATGGCAGCACCTTCAAGGTCTGTCTTGGGTAGGTGGTTGCTCTTAACAATCTTTACACCCATGTACTCTAGGCTGTCGGTCATGGCGTTCATGCCCATTGAAATGGGCGCACCAGCACCACCAAACTCCTGCGCTCCTGTGAACATTGGAACCTTTGTAAAGGCAGTGGTAGTATCAGCTGACTTAGTAATACCAAGAGCACGGATTACTTGGAAGACCTTTGGAGTAACAACGCAGTGAACATTGTTAACCTGTACATCGTTTTCCTGACACTTGACAAGATAATCTTCAATACCTTCTAGAACCTTGAGAGCGGTTGTTTCAGTTGCGGCTGAAGGAGCAACAGCACCTACATCAATTGGAGCTTGGAAAGCATTGCTTGTAAAAGCAGAACCACGGGGATCGTTAGTAATTGGATCTACAGCGCAAGCAGCGAGTAGGGCTACGGCAAGCTGACGATCACGGGTGTTAGCAAGAGTTAGACCAGACTGACGAGCTAGCTCAGAGCGGTAATCCCACTGAGTGATGAGCAAGTCAATGTTGTCAGTCTCAAAGTGAGCAGCCATTGGGCGAGCATCAAGGTTTACCTTGAAGGTACGGCTGGAGTTACCCTTACCTGAAAGCTCTTCACCAGCTTCCCAAGCAGCCTTGAGTTCTACGGTTCCGGTGATTGGGAACTCGTAAGAGAAACCACCAGAAATTGTTCGGGTGGTGATCATGTTCTCAAACATGTTGTACTGATCGTAGGCGTTGATTACTTCGCCAGACCAGAGTGGGAGCCAGAGCTTGTTATGACCGAGATTACCGCCAGAAGTTCCAGCGGAGGTTGAAGCGCGGTAAACCATATCGGTTCCGGCTAAGTGATCTGTTAGTGGCATGTGTTTATTCCTTTTATAAGTAGACTAAAATTTGAGACAATAATAGAAAGCTCAATCGTTCGATTGTTCCTAAAGGAGTCTACTTGCTTGAGTGAGTTCAGCCAAGGGCCATCCATTACCACACGGGGGGATTTGCCCATAGGCTGTCCTCAGTCAATCCGCTGTCTCAGGTGCGGATTATTTGGGTAGTTTTGTAAAATCAGTTCGTAGCATCCTTTGTTCAACATATTCGCGGAACTTAGGATTAACTTCAAACCGTCTATCATTGCGCTCAGCCATGAATTCACGCTTAGTTTGGTAAGCGGTAATGCTCTGCTGAGTGCTAGCAATGGGTACTTGACCCTTTGCTGTCTGCTTGGGTTCTGCTGCCTTGCTTGTGCCAGTAGCCTTGGCATACTTAGCTTGCAAGCCATAGAGAGCAATATCCCAAGCGGGAGAAGCGAGGTTCTGATTAATAGAATTCTGTTCAGCCTGAGTTAGATTCTTACTAGCCCAATCAAACATCTTGGCAAGTTGATCCTTACCGCCGATGAGATCAGCTGCTTTGGTGTAAGCAATCTCAAGCTTTGCCTTCTGGCCAATCATATATTCATTGATGACCGATTCAGGAAGGCTAGTCTTCTTCTTAATTGTGTCCAGAGTTTCAGGAGAGAGATCATTGTTAGTAGCGAACTCAACAGTCCACTGCTTCCAATCATCCTCAGTTGCAACCTGTGGCTCAACCTTGGGTGTCTCTTCTACCTTCTTCTCTGGGATCTTCAGTACCTCTGGTACGACAGGGATTTCTTCCTTGGTAGGAGCAGCCTCCTGCTTGACTGGGTTTGCTGTAGAGGGGGTCTGCTCGTACTTCTTCTTCAGATCAGCTACCTCTTGCCGTGACTTGGTATATTCCTTTTGGGCATTCTTGAGGCTTTCAAACCAAGCACCAGCATCCTTGAAATTTTCAGGAACTGCCATGCCTTGGTTTCTTACATAAGCGTCAAAAGCAGCCTTCTCACGGGAGAGAATAGCATCTTCTGCTGTCGATGTAAGAGATTGTTCCTGTGATACTACTGGAGTCTCTAAGGATTGTTCCATAATATCGGGAGTCTCTTCATTCATAGTGTGTATCTTTCGTTAGGGTTTTAAATTAATATGACTTCTTTTTAGCAGCCATCTTTTTTTCAGCTGCCATTTTCTTTACAGCAGCCTTCTTGACTGCTTTCTTAATTGGTTTCTTCATTTCTTTCCTTTCTTTGGGTATACCATTTTCTGAGCATCTTTGCCAGTGCATGTCGTGGTCTTTCCACAATTGCACTTGTATGTTTTCTTTGCCATTATGCTATCCTTATTCCTATTAATCCTGTTGCGTTAGCACCAGAAGCATTGTTAGGGGTAGTTGCTTTTGCAACATCATTAGTAAGAGTACCAGCAGCTTGTAAATATATTGTAGTAGTAGTTGCTACTGTTACAATTGCATTACAAGACAGTGATGCAAAGTTATTAGCAACGCTTGCATGATAATGTTGTGTACTTGCATAATGAGTTGTTCCAGTAGAAATTCGTAGATTATAATTACCAGCTGTTGTTGTTGTTCTTCCTAGTGTTCCAGTACCCATTAATAACCAAGTACCAGCAGTAAGAGATACGCTAGCACAATTATAATAAGTATTGGCACTTGTTAAAGTAACATCAGCTGCAGCAAAATTACTTACGCTATTTAAATTAGGATATCCACTCAATGATGAATAGTTACCTGATGTAGCTACCGCAGCAAGACCAGTAATGTCACTGGTCGTATGAGTATGTACTAAATCTGCTTTACCATTTAAAGCGGTTGGTTTAACTGCGTTATCTGCAACTTGAAGCGCATCATTTGCAGCTTTGGTAGCAGAATCTGTAGATGATTTAACATCTAAGAGTTGTTGAACAGAAGAAGCAAGCAAACGCTGCAACTTCTTATTCAACAAAGTTTGTTGCTGTAGTTTGCTGTTTAAATTCATTATGCAAATACTCTATAGGGAATTGCGGGAGGCGGATCGACCTGTGGAAGAGCAGCAATTTGCTCTGCAGTCAGATCAATAGTTACTCTAATATTGGTGTGAAATCTTGAATCAGTAGTTGGTGCTACCACTTCCTGTCCATTTTCATCCCATTGACCACCTTTGGTAATAGAACCAATGTAATCCACATAGACTCCAGAAACTGGAAGTTTAACTTCCTGCT